CTGCAGGAACAAATGGAGCACAAGGAGCTGCAGGAACAAATGGAGCACAAGGAGCTGCAGGAACAAATGGAGCACAAGGAGCTGCAGGAACAAACGGAGCACAAGGAGCACAGGGAGCAGGTGGAACTAACGGAGCACAAGGAGCACAGGGAGCTACTGGAACTGGAGCACAAGGAGCACAAGGAGCTGGTGGAACCAACGGAACCAACGGAGCACAAGGAGCACAAGGAGCAGCAGGTGGTGGTCTATCTGGAGGTACTACTTCTAGATTTCCATATTGGACCGGCGCATCCTCTCTAGGTAATTCTGATGTGACCCAAAATGCTCTATCAAGTGGTGGTGTGATCGTAACCACCGCTCTAGAAGTAGGTACTATAACCACACACGCAAACGTTGCAGGTAGAATAGATGCTGCGAATGATGTGGTTGCTTACTCAACTTCTGACATGAATTTGAAAGAGAATTTCGTAAAAATATCAAATGCCTTGAGTAAAGTAGAATCTATATCAGGATATGAGTTTGATTGGAAACTGGAGCACAAACAAGAGCATGGATTTGAGGGACATGATGTTGGGGTAATTGCACAAGAAATAGAAAACGTACTTCCTGAAGTGGTTAGCACTAAATTCAACGGATTCAAGGGGGTTAAGTACGAGAAGATTGTTCCACTTTTAATTGAAGCTATTAAAGAGCTTTCTGCTCAAGTAGATGAACTTAGAAAAAGTAAATAATAAACTATATGGCATTACCAAACTCAGCAGCATATAGACAATCTAATTCTTTCCTATCCGGAGCTTTCCTTCCAGGAAATTCCACCGTAGCATATATGCCTGCTTATGCAGGAGGAGGTGCTACTGGTGCTATTTTTCCGGATCTTGCCTCTGGGTACGGTTCAACCACATGGAGAAACGGTGTGGAGATAGGGGGAACCGCAAACGGTTCTTTGGATTTCCCCATTTACTATACAATATATTCAGACACTTACAACCAAGGAACAACTACTTCTGGAAATTCTTTGCCTGTTGTTTGGGGAGTTACTACAGGAAACTCAACAACAGATATTCTTAATCTAGTTAATAAACTTCCTGCGATGTACCCAGTCACTAAGCACACAACTTATTCGCAGGCAGCAACTTGGCTTGTTACTAATGGATATTTTCTTGCAAACAGGAATTATCCCGCTATAATGTACAACGAAAGCACACCAATGATTTCTGCTTTCGACCCTTCATTTTCTGCATCTTATCCATTAACCGGGACTGATCTTTATGATCTAACCGGAAATACCACTACCCCTGCGGTAATTCAAGGAACTGCCGCTTGGGATTCGACTAATAAAAACTCTGTGGTGATTGTTTCTGGTGGATATATTACCCTACCAAATACAATTTTCAGTAATTATGATCTTGCAACTTATCCTACTAACAGTCTAACCCTGAGTATATGGTTTTATCTTGCAGTACTTCCTGGTAATAATATTATAGAAACCCTGTTTAATATTACTGATACCCAATCAGGAACTACGAATAGACCCGTAGGAACTCCGCAATCTTTTAATTGTTGGATGTGTATTTATGTGGATAGTTTTGGTGATGTCTACTTCGAGGGAGATCCTCAACGTGTTGGTGGAACTATTCCTCCACCCACTAAGATTAACTCTACTGCAATCTCAACTGGTGCGTGGCACAATATCACCATTTCGCCAAACTTCGCCATTCAAAACAGTAATCTGGGTGTTTGCATAGACGGAACCTTAAGCACTAGTACTTATGTATGGACTAATTCGTCTCAGATTAACTCGTCACCTAATGGATTTGGCTTGCTAGGTAGCTCTGCTCAAGATCAGACAGGAACACCATTAACTAACACTGGAATAATTAACGGAAGGATTGGAGCATTTTATATTTATTGGGGTGAACTTACAAACACTCAGAAACAGGACCTACGCATCAAAACTGTACCCATCTACCCTTAAATAATAAACAAATTTACGGAACTTAAGCTTGCAACTGCGGTATAATTTATAAATTCAATTGTAAATTATGCAAGTACAGTGTTTAATAGTCGATGACTTCTACAACAACGTCGACGAGGTTAGAAATTTTGCACTCCAGCAAGATTTTGGTGTGAACGGAAATTATCCAGGGCATAGAACAGCCTCCTTTATTACTGACAGTGCTAAGGACCTGATTCAAGATATCATTAGACCCTTTGCAGGTAATGTTACTTGGTGGGGTGACGACTATACTGGATCCTTCCAATACACAACTGCATCTGACAGATCTTGGATCCATTCGGATTACACTACAAATTGGGCAGGGGTTCTATACTTAACCCCAGACGCACCTTTATCTGCAGGAACCGGACTTTTTAAATTAAAAGAAAATGGATTAAGAAGCTGGAAAAATACGGAACACACAGACGAAGAAAATCGAAATGCTATACACAACAAGTACTCACAGGATTATACAAAGTGGGAACTTGTAGATAGAATAGGAAACGTTTACAACAGATTAGTTCTTTATAGGGGTGATCTATTCCACGTATCCCTTGATTATTTTGGAGATAACAAGGAGAACGGAAGATTATTCCAATTATTCTTTTTTAACACCGAGAGATAATGCTAACTAAAAAACCAAGTGCTATTGTTTATGGCTGGCCTATTAAGGGATCAGTTACCCTTGAATCTGACATTTATTTTGAGGAAAGACTTTATGATCAGGTCACGGTATATTCTCTGGAGTATACTGGGAATGTAATAGAGGATTATTCTAAATACAAGCCAGATTTAATCATATCCATAATAGAAGAAATCAACGTTCCCGACGAAAGACTCAGGGAAATAAGCTTTGTTTACACTTATCAGGTTCCTGGTAATGTGTTAGCTAATGATATAGTAGCACAATCCACATTCAGGAATTGCTCTTTGTCTAAGCCTAAATTTTCTATATTCACACCGACCTATGACACCCATCCTCTTAGATTGAAAAGACTTTATGAAAGTCTAAAGGCTCAAACTATGGGAAATTGGGAATGGGTTGTTTTGGACGATACTCCAGGAAAAACTACGTGGGAGCTTATAAACGAAATAGCAGAGAAAGATTATAGGGTTAAACCTCACAAAATGTTACCGACTAGCGGGGGAAACATTGGGCTAGTTAAACGTAGAGCAGCTATGCTCTGTGAAGGTGATTGGTTATTCGAATTAGATCACGACGACGCACTTATAAGTAATTGTTTAGAAATGTGTTCATCTGCAGCTAGCGTTTATAAGGATGTTGGGTTCATATACACAGATTGCTGCGAACTCTACGAAGACGGTGAATTTAAAAGCTATGATTATGACAGATCAGGTAACTGGTACGGCAGAGAGGATAACTACTACTGTTGGGGATATGCTGGACACACGATGGTTGTAGCAGACGGGAAAGAATATTTAGCTCATCACACTGCAGATATAAATCCAAGGACGATTAGATTTAATATAGGAATGCCAAACCATGCTAGAATGTGGAGAAGGGATGTCTATCATAGAATAGGCGGACACAATCCAAAATTCCCTGTAGCGGACGATTTTGAGCTCATTATAAGGACTTTTCTTAATACCCGTATGGTACATATTAAAGAGATGCTATATCTCCAATACAGCGATAGAAACACCACTACGAGCAATAATTCAATTGACATAAATAGGAGAGCTAGACTAATAAGGGATTACTACAATCCGAAAATACACCAAAGAATATTAGATCTTGGTGGGGTTGATTGGGATTGGGATGCAGAAACAGCTACTAGTCCTAGACTACAACACGAAGGCGGAGAAAAATTAAAATTCGGAATTGAGGAATCTTATCTAAATTACATATATGCTAAGGAGAAGTAAAATATGTTTAAATGCTATGGTAGCAAACGAATCCAGAACTATCCTGAGAATGCTGGAATCGTGCTATCAATATGTTGATTATTGGGTTATTCAGGACAATGGATCTACAGACGGAACACAGGATCTAATCAGAAACTTTTTTAACGAAAAACAAATTCCCGGATTTCTTTACGAAACTAAATGGGAATATCCAGGATGGAATAGAGATCATACTTTGCAAACCTGCTTAAAATCAGATCATGGATGCGATTGGATTTTAAGAATGGATGCTGACGAACAGCTTGTTGTTGATGCTGATTTTGACTGGAACATTTTAAATGAGCATTCAATTCAGAGCTTTAATATAACCGCTGACGGTGGGGGAAGTGTTTATTTCAGAACTTGGTTATGGAACGCAAGACTTCCCTGGTCTTTTAAACATGATAAAAGACATGAGGTGATATTATTGCCCGGATCCGGTGCAAATGACGAGGGATTTCAGAGAGTAAATTTACCTAGATCATTTAGACACATCATAACCAACGACGGCCAAACATGGGCTTCGCCAACTAAGTTTTTGAAGGATGCTCTGGAGCTAGAATCCGATCAAGTAACAAGCGGTAAAGTATTAGAAGACACATATCATCTTTGGTATATTGGAAAAAGCTATTCCGATTGCTATGAGGATTCAGATAACTTTCCATTTAAAAGAGCTCACTCAATAGAGTATGCAAGAAGAGCCATATTTTATTTTGAACAGTATCTAAATGTTATGCACGACTGGGAAAATAAGAAAACTGGGCATTTCCAAAATGAAATGTCCTACCTTGGTATGTGCTTAATAGCTAACGCGTACAGATTTATGGAAGATAAAGAAACCGCACTTTTTTATCTTGCGAACGCCGAGCAATTTTGTCCGGAAAGAAACGAACATCTAATGTGGATGGCTGAAATTTTTCTATCTATGGGAGACTATGATTCTATGCTTGGGTGCACAAGGAGATTAACAGATCTGGCTAGAAAAAATCCATTTCCTAATAGATGTTTTCTTCTAACTAATTCTGCTTACCCCGATACTGGAACATATGTTCATGATCTCCATAAAATTGCAAATCACAAAAACGAGATAGTAGATGTGATTCCGACGGAGGACATTCAACCAAATAAAGTATTAACGTCAGCCCAAGGGCCTTCATTCTTAAAATAAAAACAAAATAAATATGTCAGAACAAATTAAATTACCAGAAGAACTCTTAATGGAAATCCAAAAATTAAGAGACGAGCTAACACAGAACGTGATTAGAATCGGAAGACTTAATGTGGAAGCTGCTTTTCACAGAAAAGATTTAGAATTAGTTGAACAAGAACTTAAAGCCCTTTATGATTATGCTGAGGACATCTCTATTAGAGAAGCGGAGCTTCAGCAAAAAGTTGTGGCTGAATATGGACAAGGGAAGCTAGATTTCGAATCGGGTATGTTTACCAAAGAAGCTTAATTTTCTTAGTGAATAGAAAAAAGATATTATACGTCTCTCCGCACTTCTCAACAGGAGGATTACCACAATACTTGCTCAAAAAAATAGAATCTTTTAATGATTCTAGTGATATCTATTGTGTTGAATACTCTTATTATGGAGATGCCTATGTGGTACAAAGAAATAAAGTCATCTCAATTTTAGGTGACAAGTTTATCTCCTTGGGAGACGATAAATCTAAATTGATCGAAATAATTTCTACTATCTCCCCCGACATCGTGCATTTCGAGGAGATAGTAGAAACTTTTGTTGATAATAATATACTTAAATCTATTTACGATAAGGACAGGAGTTATTTCATTTGTGAGACTTGTCACAGTTCCCAAATAGATCCATCGATTAAAATTTATAAACCAGATAAGTTTGTCATGGTTTCTAAGTGGATAAGAGATAAGTTTAGTGTACTCGGAATACCCAGCGAACTTCTTGAATATCCAATCGAAAACAAAAGACCTAATAGAGATCTAGCATTATCTGATCTTAATTTAGATTCCAACAAGAAACACATTATAAATGTTGGTCTATTTACTCCAGGAAAAAATCAGGCTGAATTAATTAAGTACGCTAAAGCTTTGCAGAAATTCCCGATAGAATTCCATTTTATAGGAAATCAAGCTCCTAATTTTTCTGATTACTGGGATCCTTTAATGAAGGAACTTCCCAGTAATTGTAGAGTTTGGGGCGAAAGAAGTGACGTAGATACCTTTTACCAAGCAGCAGATCTTTTTGTTTTTACCTCTGTTTTTGAGCTTAATCCTTTGTGCATAAAAGAATCCCTTTCCTGGAAAACGCCTGTTATCTTTAGAAATTTAGAAACCTATAGTAATTCCTATAATAATAATGATTTAGCACATTATCTAACAGAGGATTTAGAAAAAAATGTGTACAGGATACTAGAGATCCTTGGATTCATCAAACAAATGTAAAATCGATGCAGATACACGAAGAATCAATATTGGTCTATAAGGATTTAAAGAAAGCTGATTACCCTATATTTAAACATAAGGTAAGCATCAAGATATGGTTTGACTTTTCACCGAAAGTATTAATCTCTTTTGGCGATTATAATGTTGAACCATACACCGTTAAAATGCTTGATTCGGAGGGTAACATTTTTCATTCTAGTGAAATAGAAACAGGATTCTTTACCTACGCATATCGAAGATGGATTACTGATACAAATATATTGGTTTATGACAAGAATGGATCGGAGGTAGCCAGTTTTAATCTTATTGAAAAAATAAAATCCGGTAAAGTTATAATAGCTTTGGAGAGCAGTTCATTGGGGGATACGATTGCTTGGATCCCCTATGTTAATAAGTTTGCTGAGGATCATAACTGCTCCAACGTTATAGTTACTACATTTTGGAATCATCTCTTTGAAAGCGAGTATGATAAGATACAGTTCAAACATCCTGGATATCGTGTAGATGATATTGATGTTATTATAGGTATTGGCTGGTATATTGAGGATGACGTTAATTATCACAAAGTTGATCCTAGGATTTGTCCTCTTCAGAAGGTTGCTGCTGACATACTTGGCGTAGACTACATAGGCGAAATAAAACCTAGAATAAAAAGAACCATCAGCCAGAGACCCACTGATAAAAAGTATATTTGCATCGGAACTGAGTCTACCGCTGCAGCTAAACACTGGAACTATCCTAACGGATGGCAGGAACTCGTAGATCGTTTCAAAGAAATTGGCTACGAGATTATTCTTATTCATAGACAAGGAAATTTCTTATCTGGTGTCATCGATAAAACCGGTGATTTACCAATAGAAGATCGGGTAAGCGATATACTGAATTGTGAATTTTTTATAGGGATAAGCTCAGGTCTTTCTTGGCTATCTTGGGGCTTGAACGTACCTGTAGTTTTAATCTCCGGATTCACCGATAAATTTTGCGAGTTTTCTGACAAAACCCTTAGAATAATCAACGAAGATAAATGCCACGGATGTTTTAATAGAGTTGAACATAAATTTGACAAGGGTGACTGGATGTGGTGTCCCGAACACAAGGATACCGACAGGCATTTTGAGTGCACTAAGTCAATAACTCCAGACCAAGTATTTTCTCTAATTAAGGAGTGGGAATTCTTTAATCCCTAACGGCAAACTTCCCTTATTTATTTAGAAGGATATATAAAAGAAAGATATCCCCTAAAAGAATGAGTTTTAATCCAGAGGACAAGTTTCCTAAAGAAGGAACCCCAGTTTATAATGGTAGTGGTGAGCAATATGATCTCACCGATATTAGGTATAAATATCACGACGGCCTCGATAACACGACGAAGGTCAAAGATTCTTCTGTGGATGATCTTTTTGCTACTACAGATGCCGCAGAAGCCAGAGCCATTCAAATTGGATGCGGGGGATACCACACCGTTGTAATAAACGGAAATACGTACTACAAGCCTTGCTCGACATCTGATTACTATGCTACTAGAATTGAACAGCTCGATAGTGCCTTAAACTTCACGTACATAGGTAATTACAGGGTATTATCTTGGGATAACCCATTCCTTTACGTAACTAAGTTCAAAGGTTGGATAATTGACACAGGAGGAAGTAATAACAGCGGATCCGTACTAAATGCAGACGACATAGCCATAGATTTCAGATATAGCATAGACGGTAAAACGTGGTCACTCTGGACAAACGTAGGAACCGCATTAGGAGGGCTAACTAATGAATTTTCTGACTTATTTGAAATAACACTGGACCCTAATAATAAGTTCTATCCCGAATTTAGATTCACCTCTGTTTTAGTTAATGACGACGGGACAATCATATACAACACGGAAGAGCCTATAGATCCGAGTATAGTTATTGTTAATTTCGACCTGGATCTTGAATATGCTGCCACACCGGAGGTAGTTATTTATAAGCCTGCAGCGATATGCTCTAACGAGATTTCAACTAGACCCATCATATTTAGCGATTGTAATTTCACTTTCAATCCTTATGCAGTAAATAGAGCACTAAACTTATATCAGGATCTTAGCCAAATGGTTAATAAAGTATTTGGTCTTGAAGCTAACTACTATTCAGTTCAGCCACAGGGAAGAGGCAAGGATGTTATATTAAGAGAATACACTTTATTTAATGTCGTTGCTGAAAAATGTATTAAGATCCTAGTTCCACAAAACCAGTTTCCTGATAACAAAATAAACTTTGATCCTTTTGGTCTGCAGTTTGAAAATCCTTTTGAGATTCAGATAGACAGGAGGTATTTTGAAAGCATATTCGGTAAGGGATCTCAGCCTAGAAAGAGAGACATAATATATTTCCCAATTACGAATAGAATCTATGAAATAAATTCGACTTATTTATTCAGGGATTTTATGAACTCCCCAGTTTACTTTAAAATAGAACTTCAGAAGTATAGTCCTAGAAGTAACACGTATTTCCAAGATCCTGCTTATAAAGAAGAACTCGAAGGTATAGCGGTAACAACTCAGGAGCTATTTGGTGATGAGGTCAAAGCGGAGGAATTGAAATCATCTAAACCTCAGCAGTACGCAACCACTATAACACAGATGGCTCAGGATCCGATTAGATCCTATGTTTATAAGGATCTTCCTATCATAGAATATGATCTGAATAATAACTGGACTATAGTTTTAAATAATTATTATGACTTATCTGAAGCTTTTGCTGACGTTTCAGAATTCCAATACGATCCTACTCGATATAAAAATGCGATAAGGTATAAGATGCTGCCTGAACTTAAAACAGGAGGTGAGCTTGCTTACACTTGCTGGTTTAGCCTAAGGGATTTCTACGATAACAGTAAAATGACGAAGAGAGGATATCCGATACTGAATGCAACATTGGAAAGCTCTGATTCTAATTATCTTTATATCAGTACTTATCCAAACAGACACCGATTGGAGAAATGGCAATCCTATGCATCGAATCCCGAAGGATATGTTGCTATAAAGGGCGATAAGTTACACTCGGGAGGTTACGAAGTTATCAACGTAATAGACGAGTATAGATTTACAGTTAAGAACAATTCGACCACTTTCTCTCAAGGAACTATAGTTTGGAAAGTACAGAAAGCTCAAAGCAGGAATTTGATCAGCGGTCTTTATCTTGATACAAATAGTGATATGAAGGGAATAAGGATAGATCTCATTCACTCTGGAATCATGGACGAAAATACTAATCCTTTCTTGGGCCAGGGAAGTTTAGTTATAAGATTAAATGACACCATAATAAATTCGCCTTTACAATTCACACCAGAATATGGTGATTGGTATGGTGTTGTTGTTAACGTTTCTAATATCTACAAACAAATTGCTGCTAATATTTGGGCATTAAGTTACGACCCGGTTAATCCAAATGAGCAAACTAGTAAATTGAATAAGGTTCATGAAGAAGTTAGAATGTTTACAGATCCTATAGTGTTCTCCGCACCTTCTGATATAAATACTGATAAGAACAGTCCTTTCTACGGAACAGAAAACAATGCCTATAAAGTATATTGCTGAACATACCTAAGTTCGCTAGAAATAGATAAAATATGCCAAGAAGAAAACCGAAACCAGAAAAGGTAATTCAAGAGAAAATAAAAGAGAATCTTGATGCCATAATAATGGAGGAGTCCTTAGATTCAGTTTCGCTGGATTCCGATGATTTGCCTAGATTAAAGACTTCTGAGTTGATGAATTTTGCCGATGAAAAACTTAGTGCTCTCACTGAAGCCAGAGCATTAATGGATTCGGTTGCAAAATTTTACGTGGATCCGGGCGCTCACGGGCACGTGGAACTCCTAGATTTAAAGAAGAAAGTCGATGCGATGAACGTCTCAGCTATGATGTTTCAGATGAAATCTGCTCAACACGCTATTACAAAATTGCTCGAAGAAATAGATTTAGGGAACATGCACCCCAGAATTTTTGAAGTTCTTGCACAGCTACAGTCACAAATAATGCAAATGCCTAAGGATTATCAGACTTATCTGGAAAAAATGGAACAGAGCTACAAGAGAGTCAACACAGAGCTGGAAGAGAAAAGACACTCAGGAGGTGTTATGATGGACCAACAGACTGGATTAGAAGGAGAGACCAATACTTTCTACCCTTCAAATACTGACGGATCTGGAATAAGATCTAGAGGTACAAGAGGAATAATGGAAGGTCTAAGGGACATTTTGGGAACCGAGATTGTTGATGTTAAACCAGTAGAGGTTAACCCAAATGCGGTTGTTAACGCCAGAGACAAGAAACTAATTGATGACCAACTCCGTCCACAAAGTGATGATGAGGATCAAACCGATTTTATCATTGAGGACGATATAATAGAATAATATGTTTTCAGAAGCAGTACAGAAAGAAGATTCACAAACGGAGAGTAGTTATTGGACAACCTCCAGAATAAATGAACTTCTTAGAAGAGTTGATGAGGAAGGGCTTGACTATAAAAGTGTAGACAACCCATTCCATGACAACAACCCCGAATTAAAAAGGGCAAATATTCTTTGGGAATATACACCGGAGGAAATCCTAGAAATGCGCAAGTGTGCGGAGGATGTTACTTATTTTGCTAAGTATTGTCAGGTTATGACCGATGAGGGTTTGAACTACATCAAGCTTAGAGATTATCAGACCTCAGTTCTTAGAGAGTACCAAGCCAACAGATTTAATATATTTTTAGCACCTAGACAGGTTGGTAAATCTATTACCTCTTCGGTAATTCTTGTTTGGTATCTGTTATTCAATCACGATAAAAATGCGATGATTTTGGCTAACGTGGGCGATACCGCAGAAGAGCTAATGGACAAGATCAAAGCAATCATCAAGGGACTTCCGTTCTTCCTTAAACCTGGTATGGTTGTAAATAACGTGATGTCCATGAGGTTTGACAACGGATGTAGAATCTTAGCTAAGACCACAACTAAAACATCCGGTATCGGTTTTACTATACACTTCTTATACATGGATGAGTTTGCTCACATTAATCCAAACTTTATAGAAGCCTTTTTTAGATCAACTTACCCAACCGTATCATCGTCAAAGGTCTCCAGAATCATAATCACTTCCACCCCTAATGGGATGAATAAGTTTTATGAGATATACCAGGGGGCTCTAATGGGAGAGAATAGCTTCAATCCAATCAGAGTAGATTGGTGGCAGGTTCCCGGAAGAGATGAGGCATGGAAACAAAAAGAGATTGGGAACTTAGGTAGCGAAGAACTTTTTAATCAGGAATACGGTAACCAGTTTTTAAGCTCTTCTTCCTTGCTTCTCGGGTCAAATGAATTAAAGAAGATCAAAACAAACGAGGTTGAATATGAATGGAAGGAGATAGATTGCTTACATTATGAAGAGTCCTTAAATTATGAGAATCTTCTATGGCATCCTAAATTTAACATCGATAATGCAAATTCACCTGGAAAAAAATTCGTTTTCTCTATTGATATAAGTGCTGGTGTAAAAGGTGATTTCACCGTTGTTAATATCTTCAAAGTTACTCCCCTTCCTAAGAAAATGATAGAATCTATACAGGAATATGAAGACGAATCCGATTTTTTCGGTCTGGTTCAGGTAGGTGTTTTCAGAGATAACGAGATAAAACTTGAGGAACTTGTTAAATTATTAAGGGGATTAATAAAAGTTGTTGGCATCGATAGGGTTAAGCTAGCTATAGAAATGAACTTTAAAGGGGAGCTTCTATACGAAAAGTTGATGACGGACGATGACTATTATGACGAGATGTTCTTGTTTACTAAGCATTCTGAATCCGCAAGAGTTTTAAAACCTGGCATCAAGTACAACGAAAAGAATAAGATGAAGTATTGCGAACTTCTCAGAAGTCTTATAAGAGAGGGGAAGATCCTCGTAAATGATAAAAAATGGACCATCCCGGAGCTTTTTACATTCGGACTAAATAACAGGGGAACATATTCCAGTCAAACCGGACACGATGACGTGGCTATGACTTTAGTGAACTTACCTGGTCTTTTCGACGGTTATGATTTCAATCAGATGGTAGGTGATGTGTTTGACGAGTTAGAAAACGATTACAAGCAACTGATATCTGCAAAACTTGAGGTGGGAATGCCAGGAGAAACTGATGAATTCGGATACGGAAACAAAGGTCCTTCAACTAAGGATGGCAGAAGCTATGGTGATTTTAATAAATTGCTTTAAAGCTATGCTGGATCTAATATTCTACTTTCTATTTCGATATATAGTACAGAAGCAAAAAATATCTTAAAAAATAATGGCAAATAAGGTTAAAATAGACTATTCCCAGTTTAAAGCCTCAGGGGTTTATACCCTTGAATTTGACGCGTCACAAAGTGTCATACTAACATCTCAAACGATTAGATTGGTTGTTGGCTTCTCTAACAAGGGGCCTTTCAATACTCCGGTTTATATACCAGATCCAACGACAATGATTTCTGTTTTTGGAGACATTGATAGATCCTTAGAAAATAAAGGATCTTTCTTCCATAGATCGATACTAACGTGTCTAAACACTGGTCCTGTTTTCGCATTGAATCTATTAAAACTTAATGATGATGTTGATAGCGCTAGTCCGGACGAAGTTACGTATAGAGCTTACTCTTTGGACACTGAACAATATAATGGTGTTGTAACTTCTGAGTTATACTCATCTTATTATAACAAAGAGAGATTCTGGTTTGCAGATCCTAATTATTTCCTAGCTACTCTAAGCACATCGGATACAGGAAAACTTTTCAGCTTAACCAACTTAGGTAAATCCCCTATGAGTGTTATCATTAGAAAATCTACAGATTCTTCTAAGCCATTAAAGGGATATGATATCTTTGCTATAGACTGGTATGGTGCTAATAATGTGCCTACGTTCATGCACCCTTACGACTATATGTCTGATTATTTTATCGACGTTATAGCAGTTTCTGGAGATTGGACAAATTATCAAGCATTAGCTTTAGATCCTAAATGGTCAGCGTTCTTTACCAATAACGGATTCATTAAGAGCAAAATTGATGCTTTCCTTAGCGATCAGGACGTAAACATCGTTACATCAGTAACTGGATGTATTATCCCTGACTTCGTGGATCTTAACGGGGTTAATCAATACATTCAGACTTTAGTAAATGCTAACTCTCCAGCGACAGGATTATTCTGTGCTATAGATGAACAAGCATTCGACGACATCTGTGCTAATCCATATACAATCGATTTAGTGGGTAACCACCTTATTGACGAATTAACTGGAGATAGAGATTTAGCTAATCCTAGGATTAATTTCTTAAGCTACGACCAGGCTTTAGTTGCAGATTACCTTTATACACAAAACGTGGTTGGGGTTACCGGTTCAGGAGCAACTGCATTTATCGGACCTACTGGTTTAAGCGGTCCAGCAAACGGTACTAAAGTAGGTACACTATTTACCCTTGATGCTGGTACAACTGCAGGTGTTGTTTACCAATCATTTGCAGCATACGATCCTAATGCTTATGCCGGGGGGTTACACTATCTTCAGACTTTAGGAACAGGAGGAACAGCAGGATATTTCCAAAATGCTTCTCAAAAGAACGCATTAAAATCTTTCTTGACTGTTAATTCTTCGGACGATCAGAAATTTATAGTTGGTGTTGTTAATGGTATATCCGGTGCTACTGGAGCTTTAATCAACCAATTTGCATTGCATGATCTGATTAAACTTAAAGTTACCGGAACACAGGATGTTGGAGGTGAGCTTAGAATATTCTTTACTCACCCTCTAGATACTTCTTTCTACAGATCACAAGGTATTACTGTATCCCCTGTTTATACAATCGATTCATATAATACGGGTGCTTCCGGAAGTAATAAGCCTTTCTATAGCAACGCTTACCAATTCGGTAACTCTGATTATTTGGATATCGTTAGTGAAGTTACCCCTAACGGTGTAACTGGACCTAACGCACCTCTTGGAGTTTCCAACGTACTACAAGGATATAATGCTTCTACGTTATTCCAAAATGTTAAATACAATGAGTTGGCAGACGGAGATCAAATTTGGTTAAACTCAGCAGGAACAAGTCTTCAGTACTTGTCATTTGAATCTACCGTAGATAGGGATCAATTTAACTATGTTAACACAAGATCTCACTCTAACATATCACTTGCAGGGAACACAATAAATAACATAACTGGATTTGCTACTGCTTATGCTTCGGATAACATCGGAACACCAGTAACTTCACAGAAAATAGACATAGTTTCTCAGGAAGGTTCAATTAACTCATTTGTTAACTGTACGAAGATTGATACCACTTCATTCTACGTAGTTGAGGATTCAAACGGAAACGTTCCTCTATCCGTTGGAGATTTGGTAGTTTGTACAGACCTTGACATCTGCGTTCCTACCACAGGAAATCAACAAAGCAGATTAGCTAAGATTACTTCAGTTGCTTCTACAACAACTTCAGGAACTTACAAAGCTATCTGTTCTAGACCGGTACTTTACTATTCTGGTGATGGATCAGGATCAAGAGTTCAGAAGTTTAAATCAATCTCTCAGTTCACTAGATCTTTTGATTTCACATACCTTTCTGGATTCACCATGAAAGAATCTCATAGACCTAACGGATCTGATGCTAGAGTCTCTGAAATACTTGATGTTATGTACGACACTAACATCGCTAAGACATTAGCTTCTAAAGACGTTATTTCTTTCAGATACATTGTAGATACATTCTCTGGACAAATTTTACCTAACTCTAAATACCAGTTAAGTAGATTAGCAATGCTTAGACAGCAATCACTTGCGCTTATAAACGCTCCATCGATGGCTCAATTCCAAGCTAGCACCGATCCTAGATTTACTAATGCGCCTACAGCTTCTAATCCTTACCCAAGTTTAAATACTGCTTATATCGCAGACGGAGGTAACTTATCATTAAATCCTTCTTACACATTTAGCTTACCTAGTGAAGCAGAAGGTGCTAAATTCGCTGCATTCTATGCTCCTTATATCACTATCAGAGAGTCTAATAGAAACGTGAACGTTCCACCAGCTGCTATGGTATCTAATAACTTTGTTAGAAAATTCGCTACAGGAGAACCTTATGCAATCATCGCAGGTCAGAAAAGAGGAATCTTAAGCGGAGGTGGTAACATCGTAGGAGTAGAATACGACTTCACTGACGAGGACAGAGCAAACTTAGAACCATTCGGAATTAATCCTATCATTAAGAGAAGAGGAGTTGGAGTGGTAATCTTCGGTAACCAAACAGCTTACCAACAAGTTAACTCTGCATTCAACTTAGTTCACGTAAGAGACTTGTTAATAAGTATCGAAAGCGACGTACAGTCTATCCTTTCAAACTACTTATTTGATTTCAATGATGATTCTATCAGACTTGAAATTAAGACATTGGTTGATAACTACTTGGACGGAGTAAGAGCAGGTGGTGGAATCTACAACTACCAAACTGTTATGGATGCTTCTAATAATACACCAGCAATTATCGATATGAACATGGGAGTTATAGATGTTATTATCGAACCTGCTAGAGGTATTCAGAAATTCATTAACAGAATTACTGTTACAAGAACAGGAGGTATTGCAGCAGGAGGCTTTATCCAATTCGTATAATACGAATTGGAGCCTTTTGGGCAACTAAGATAAATATAAACTGAATATGGCAGGATTATCACATTATCAAAATTCATTATCAGCAATAAACAAGTTCGAACCTGTTTACCTGAATCAGTTCGAGGTTACCGTTATACCTCCTTCTGCTGTTGCTGGCGGAGAGATCCTACTACAACACGTTACGAAGGTTGGTGGACTTACATTAGACAAAAACCCAGGATTGGTTACCCAAAAATATAAGTTTGCTAAAAGGAACTATGCTGGAGCTAAGCCCGATAACACTTATATGGATTTAAGTTTAAGCTTTACCGTCAACTTAAATGATGATAACTCAATGTATGTTTTTAAAACATTGAGACAATGGAGTGACTTAATCTACAATCCTTTAACAGGTGCGATGGGGCTTAAGAATGATTATACTGGTACTATCGTGGTTTCGATTTTTAATAAACAAGGGGACGTTTTCAGAAGAATAACATGCAGAGATTGTTATCCAACTAAAGCCATAAATGAAATGAATCTTAACTACACATCAACTGATATATTCAAGATTGATGATATGACATGGGCAGTTGATTACTGGGAGGATTTATTCTTATAAAAAAACACAAAAAATAAATGGCAGGTTTACCACATTTTACAAACTCTAAAGCCGCGATAAACAACTACGAACCGGTTTATCTTAACCAATTCGAGGTTTTGATCAACCCACCTTCGGGTATAGTAGATGCTAGCACGACTTTCAAAGGAGAGTCTATTTTAACTCAACAGGTTAAGTCCATTGCTGGATTAACTGTAGACATCTTAGCAAACGGAAACGTTGAACAAATGTACAAATTTGCTCAAAGAAGATACGCTGCAGGCGAGCCTACAACAACCGATATGACTTTAACTATGGAATTTGAAGTCAACCTAAATGATGCTAACTCTATGAGTGTTTATAAGATACTTAGACAATGGAGCGATTTAATCTATAACCCCTTAACTGGAGCAATGGGTATTAAGAGTGATTATGTTGGGTCTATGGTTATTTCGGTTTTCAGCAAAAGAGGGGATGTTTTCAGAAGAATCAGAATTCCTTCTTGCTTTTTGAGCACAGCTATTAACGATATGCAGTTGGATTACGAGAATCCTGCTATCTACACAGTATCAGCTTCTTGGATCTGTGATTACTGGGAAGATTTATTCATCTAATATTAATTTCAATAATAATCGAAAGGAGACAAGGAATTTGTCTCCTTTTTTGTTTTCTGTTATATAATAAGAAAAACAAATTAAATACATGGATAATAATATTTCACCAGAGGAAATACTTAGAAGAAAAGAAATAGCAGGGGGATTAGTATATGATGATCCTGTTAGGGAACCAGTTACACAAAGAGAGCCCGAAAATCCTGTTACTCCTCCAGAAACTAAATTCGAGCAACCCGTAATAAGGGAGGTAAGAGAAGTAAGGGAAGTAAGAGAAACTGCACCTCAGGATAAACCGATATCTTCCTTAGGTAAGTCACAGGCTTCTAGTAGACCGCTTTCTTTTGAAATGGGATGGAAAAATATTCCGGTTGACATCTTACCTTCCAAGGGAGACTTTTATCCTGAGGGCACAAAAATAGCCATACGAGCAGCGGAGGTTAGAGAGATAAGACACTTCTCTACCATTGACGAAGATGATAAATTGGACATTGAAGAAAAACTAACTCACATAATTGATAGATGCTCTAGAATGGAGTTTCCTGGTGAAGGTGTGGTTTCTTATAAGGATCTTAAACAAGAAGACAGATTCTTTATAATTATGGCTATCCGAGATCTTACCTTTGTTAAGGGTGAGAATTCTATAATACTGAAACCACAAAAGACTTGCAATCAGAAAATGGATTGTCCTTTTAATGATGGTATAGAATTAAGAACCGGTGCTTTGAGTTCGTATGAGCTAGACGAACAGGTATCTAAATACTATAATCCAGAAACTAGAAGCTTTGTCTTTAACATAAAGAAAATAGAGAAGGTTATAGAACTATTTATACCCAGTATTGGTGTAACTCAGGAAATAACTTCTTTTGTGAGTGAATGCTCCAGAAAGAAAGTTGAAATTGACGAGGGATTTTTAGCAATAGCACCATTTCTCTTTAATGACTGGAGGGATCTGAGTTACGAGAAGATTCTTATGAAAATGAGAGAAAGCGATTATTGGACCAAAGAAGAATTTAGCTTATATTTTGAACTTTCGGAAAGAATCAAGATGGGCACAATGTTAGACGTTAAACAAAAATGCCCGGTTTGCGGTGATGGGGAGGTCACCGCAAAGATCACCTTTCCCAACGGGATCAGATCTCTTTTCCTTATTTCAGATATCTTTAGAGAACTTCTTTGATATTAAGTTTAGACTGTGGAAGGAACACGGTCTAGATCCGGAGTGGATAGAAAGTATACCCTTCTATGAATATCAAATCTGGATCGATAAACTTAACGAGGTCATAGAACAGGATAATGCTCAGGCTAAAGCAGAGGGTGGAATTAAAGAGGTGTTTAGTTTCAGTAAGTAATCTTATTGAAATATATAGACATAATATCCAAACTAAATGGCAGATCCTAATCAGAAATTATTTTCACAAATAGCGGATTTAGGTAGGAATATCAATTCACTATCCGAGTCTATTAAGAAAAATACCTCCGCTACGGAGTCTCTTTTTTCTGCAACAGAGAAATCTGATAAAAAAGAAAAGGAATCAGCTACGGCCTCCAATAAGGCTCCTACGGCTATTCCTAAAGAGAGCGAGAAGAACGATAAATCAATAAAAGATCTTACGAAAGTCATAAGCACTCTTTTAGGAGAGGGTGGGCCGCTGATGAGTAAAATAGCGGGGATTGCAAAAGGCACTAACAAAGGAACTGAAGGATCAAACAAAGATTTCACCAATATTGCAGGAGGACTCAAAGGAATAATTAAAGCATTCCAAGAGGGTGGAGTTGCACAGAAGGAGGGTAAATATCTAGTTGGCGAGAACGGTCCTGAAGTGGTTAAGCTTCCTAAAGGTGCAGGGGTTATACCAATTAACGTTAAGGATATGATGGAGGGATTAAAAAAAGTCCCCGAATTTAGGGATATTCTAAAAAATAGCAAAAATGATAGCTTAGATTTTCTTGATGTCGCCAGAAATCCCGTTTTAGTGGACTCTGACGGTAAATGGACAAATTTAAAAAAATTGGTCAATAAATACGAAAAACTTGGAAATGAGGCTAAAGATGAGGAGACAGTAAAATCCATGGACGATATCATGGGTACTATAGAAGATTTTATGGATACTGGTTTTTATAGTATGGATCAGGAGGTTTCTAAAATTAACGGGGAGACTGCAAAGCTTCTTGAAAAAAGTAAATTTACTAAAGAAGAGATACAGCAAAAAGATAAACTGTGGGATCAGATATTGTACGATAGCGCACAAAGGAGTTACAATAATGAGCTCGCAATAGCCAAAGCAGAGCTTTTAGCTACTCAATCCATTTCTGAGAAGAAGGGAGCAGCTGAAAACTTGGGAAAGAAAAACGAGAGTGAGATTAAAGAATCCCCATCAAAATTACAAGAAGCAGAAAGTAAAAAACAGTTAGGAGCAGGGGAAGTCGTAAATCCAGGAGAATCCAAGAAAGATAAGAAAGGTCTATTCTCAAAATCGAAGAAGGAGAAACAGCCGGAGAAGGTTGAAAGCTTAGAAAGCTTAGCAGCCAAAGAACCTGTTTTTGGTAATAAGACAGAGGGGGAGAATAAGGACAATTCTAAGCAGGAGAATAAAAAATCGTCTTTGCTTTCCAAAGTGGGAAAGAGTGCAGAGGGAGCTTTATTTTCAGCAGCTGGTGCGGCTACTGATAAACTCGGTATTGCTAGTCCACTGGCTAAGAAAGGACTCGGTGCTCTTAAAAAGTCAATGGACAACAAAGGGAAAGGTAACGAACCTAAATCTGCTGAGAATAAAACGGAGCTTTCTAAAGGGACCGCTAAAACCCCTTCATTGGTTAGCGATGTTAAAAAGCTTGCACCGACTGCTAAAAATGAATCCAAGGCTGAAAGTAAGGAAGCACCGGAGAGTAAATCTTCTCCGAAGGCTACCAGCTCCGAATCTACACCCAAGGAAACACCTAAATCTGAATCTTCTAAAAAATCTGAATCAAAGGGAGAAAGCACTTCCGAACTCGGAACTTCTAAGGATGTTCAGGATATAAAGAATGCCCTCACTAGGATAGCTTCTATACTAGAAGGTACATTAACCGTTTCCCCCATAGAATCTCCATTTAGACCTGATTCTAGAAGGATCTAAAAATTTATCAAAAAATATTTTTTTTCCTCGATTCTATTTCTTATGTTTGTAGAAATTATAAACTAATGGAGTTATCTACCCTATTGAATTATTCGGGCCGAGAAATTGTTTCCTCAGATTTTGATTTTTTAAATCCTGATTTTTTAAACATCAATAACTGGAGCGTCAAAAAAACTGGAAGCTCGTTTGACATATCGTGGGATCACTCCGATATCATGAAGGAAAGTCCTTTGTATTGGGAAAATTCAAAGGCAATGAAAAACGACTTTATCTACTTACAGATGGCTAAAACCTGGGGAAAAAACTCGCATTGTAAAAGAATGCAGGTTGGATGCCTAATGGTAAAAGGCAAATCGATAATCTCCGACGGTTATAATGGTTCTCCAACGGGATTTCCCAATATCTGCGAGGATGAAAATATGGTGACACTTCCGTATGTTCTCCATGCTGAAGCAAATGCGATAACCAAACTAGCAAAAAGTACACAGAGCTCAGATGGCTCTACTTTATACGTTACATTATCTCCGTGTTTTGAATGCTCAAAACTGATCATACAATCCGGGATAAAAAGAGTAGTTTTTTCGGGTGTTTACAGAAAACCTGAATCCCTTCCTTTTCTGATAGAGGCTGGGATTGAATTATACAGAATTAACCAATTTGACCAAATTTAACAAATGCAAAAAGAGACCAACATCCAAAAACTAGCAGAAGACTTTATTCTAACAAAAACAGACAAATCATTCGGAGACTTATTTAATCGTTTAAAACCTGGTGTATCCAACCATTGTTTTCTGATTCTGAAAGATCCTGAACTAGCGGAAGACGCATTTCTTAACACCATGTCTAAGATATGGCTTAAGATAGATCAGTACGATATGGAAAGGGGTAACTTTTCCACATGGTGCTATAACATAGCCAGAAACGAATCCCTGCTTTTAATGAAGTCTAGAAAAAGACTGATCAATCACGAGGATCTTGATTTAGAGTATCTTTCGTCCAAAAATACCATAGGTGATCTGGGAGGGTTTTATACCATTGAAGACGATCCGGCTTACGGATTTTTTAGTGAAGAAAATACAATTGACTCTGTATACGAATCGGTGCTAGACGAGATTAGATCATTACCTGAAACTTACCGTGATATCATGATAGATCGGGAAATCAATGGTATGAAGTACAAGGATATTGCCGAAAAGTACGGAATTAAGAAAAGATCAATCGCAACAAGGATTAGAAGAGCTAGAGGGAGAATCAGAAAAAAGATGGACGGGAAACATTAACAGGAAATCCAGATATAAAAAATAAAGAATAATATGTGGTTAGCTATATTAAAATTTTTCAAGGTTTGGAAGGATATTAAAATATATCGGGATTACCTTAAAATAGTGGAAAACGAATCTAAGAATTCTCCACTATGGGCTAGAAAAAATCTAAGAGCAGATTGGTTCGGTAGGATTTATACTGTCGTAAATCTCCCGCCTGAAGTTATATTTTCTGCAGATCTCCCTAAGGAGTCTAGACCTTCGTTTGTGATGAATGAGCTGAAATCAACGAATGAATATTTGAAGTCTCTTAATTTGGAAGAGATAATAACTCTCGGTATAGAGCCGGTAAAGGGAACGAACGATGAATCATATCTTGTGGTTTACCAATACGTGTTCAGAGAATTAAGCTGGATATGGATATTCAGATTCATCTTAGAAATCGGATTGATCATATTCGCTATAGCTAATAGAAGTTACCTAATTAATTTGTTTTAATGGATCCTAGACTGATAAGTGCTAAGAAAGAGATAGAGAAGAAGCTCGAGGTATTCAATGACAGAAATTTCACCTTTGATGAACCCTCTCACGTATACAGATACAGTTCATCCAAGTTTGATTCAGTAACAACTTTCCTTAAGACCTTCAAAGTTCCATTTGATCGTGAATATTGGTCTAAGAGAAAGGCCGAAGAAAGAGGGGTGGACGTTTCAGTTGTTCTGAATGAATGGCAGGGAAAGGCCGATGTAGCTAATAGTTTAGGTACTAGAGTACATAAATGGATAGAAGATTTTTGGAGCGGAAATGCTCCAGAAGTTCCTGAAGACGAAGTGCTAAGAGAAAGAGTTGATAAATTCATGGAGATCTACGATAAAAGACTAAGCGTATTGCTTCCCCTTAAATCTGAGCTAAAAATATTCTCAAGGAAATGGAGATTAGCAGGAACGATAGATCAGCCATTCCTTTTTTGGGCAGATGATTTAGACATGCCATTTCTTATAATAGGTGACTGGAAGACTAATGGGGATTTTAAACATGACGATCATCCTAAGGGAAGATATAAAAAATTGCTCAGACCATTCTCTCATCTTTATGAGAATAGCCACAACGAGTATTCTATACAGATTTCTCTATACAGATTAATTTTAGAAGAGGAAGCTAATATACAAACTCACGACGGATTTTTATGTCATCTAGGTCCGGAGGGACCTGCTAAGCTGTATAGAACAAAAGATTTAAGAGAACCCCTAAGAGCATATCTGAATGACAATAGGGTAGATTTTGATATTTTTTCTATAGATTAGAAACATTTTAAGAACCCGTAACTAAAAAAAATAAACATAAAAATAATATGGCAAAGAAAAATTCCGAAAAAATTTCACTAGATCTACAAGGTCCTGGAGCATCATCAGCTATCGACTTTGATACGTTGAACCAAGAGTCAGGTCTTTCTATAGATAAGGATCTTGTTGATTCTTTAGAAATCCAGATCAAAGCTAAGAAAGATGAGATCCAAACTAAGGTTTACGCAGTTTCCCTCAGCGAAGAGCTTTTAAAAAGCTATGAAAACTTCATGGCTAACGAAGCTGAATGGAATGCTACAGAAGCTTTAGGCGTGAAAGAAGTTAATAAGCAGATTCAGAAAATTAAAAAAGAAGGTGTTAAAAGTGGTGTGGTTTACATGCCAGCTCTACCTCTTGAAGCAAGTCACTACTTTATCTCTAAAGGTAAAGGTAAAGGCTTAGCTAGCGCTGAGACTTTTATTAGCTTATATAAGCCTTTCGACCAAGCATTAGGAGATGCTAAGAAAGACGTTGCAGAGATCAAAGATCTTGAAAAACAGCTAGCAGCTGCTATGCAGGGGGTTTCACTAGGCTAAAAATATAACATACCATAAATAAAACCGGGTTCCTTGAAAGAATCCGGTTTTTTTGTTGAGTTTGGTTGTGGATATATAAAGAAACTAAAAAAACAGCTATATGAAAACATTAGAAAAAATCAAAGAATATTCTTGGGCAATAACCCTAGTTCTAGTCCTTATGATTCTATTAAGACAATGTGGTGTTAACAGAGATATAGACAGAATGGAGAAGCAGTCCAAAATACAAAGCGCTTACATAGATTCTATTTGCACAAAGAAAGAAGTTCAGAGGATTGTGGAAATAGAGGGATTAAAAGCAGAAAAAAGAATGATCCAATCCACTGACAGAAAAATTATGGACGTTAACCGTCAGTCACAGATTGATCTAGAGATTAAAAAATTAGAAAATTCTAAATAATGGGAAAGAAAACGACGAGTTATTTTATAATAGGTACGTTCGTTACTCTATATTTGCTTGTTTCGGTAATTTCTACCATACACGTAATAGATTTCTTTAAGCTATCCAATCCAGATTGGTTAGCTATAAGTTTAGCTGTTGCTTTTGAGGTTGGTGCCGCAGCTTCCCTTGCTTCCCTTATAACTTTGGATAAGATGAATAAGGGCATAGTTTGGGGTCTTTTTATAATATTGACACTCATGCAAGCTATGGGTAACACCTATTACGCATACACCCACCTGAGAGATTTTCAGGGATGGATAGAGTTATTCGGCCTTACTGAAGAAGATTTAATCTATCAAAAGAGGGTTCTTTCTATAGTAAGTGGAGCAATCCTTCCGGTTGTTGCATTAGGGTTTATAAAATCCCTAGTAGATTACATTAAACCCACAGGGGAGGAATTAGTTACCGCAGAAGAAAAAGAAGAACCAGCTACGGAAGAAATCGTGGATACGGTAGAGGAACAAACCCCTCTTGATCCGATTATAGACTCAAACGTGGGTTCAGAGCCTTTACCTAGACCAGAAGCTATGGAGTCGATAAATACAGGAAGATATGAGACATCAGTTCATGTCGACCCAATGAAAATAAGCTAACAAGGAGTGTCAGACCAAAATACAACAACATATAATTTTGACGGGGGATCGGCACTTTCAAGTGGCCCTGACTCTTTGTCAGCAGGATCAGCAGGATATGCTCTTAATCCGATGGCAGGGGCAACCGGTGGATTCGATACTGTCTATACCAATATAGCAATAACTAGAGAAAATTTACCTAGAATAGATGCTACATTTAAAGAGTTTAACGAGAAGCCTGAACTTAAATTTATAAAGGAGTCTTTTGTTGTAACGCAGAAAGCCAACACCCTTGATTATCTTAATGTTGCTGACTTTTTTCATCCACTCCAAAGTTTTTCTGATTTCCAAAAGCAAACCTTTGAAATAGGTCCACAAAACAGTGTTAATATAGACACTGGGGGTTTAGAAGGAACCTCGGGAGAAGCATCGATGATAGTTGCTAGAGCTTACTATCTGCCTGAAGCGGATTCTGATGAAAGACTGCTTTTCTGGGACTATAAAAACGGCGGAAGAAATACAATGGGCAAACTAATGATCCTAACGGGTGCAGTTAAGGCAGGCACTAACTGGAGAGGATGGGATATGGATCCATTTTCAACCTACGGACATACTGGACCGGCTGATGTGGGAGCGGGTGGTATTTCTTTCACCAATCCAACTAACAGGGTCGTAAAATTGACTATAATAACAGCTAATTAATAAAATGGCAACTAGACCGATAACATGTCCGTATGACGAAGGAACAGGATTCAGATTCTATAGAGGAAATTTAGTTCTTGACGAGGGCAACACCAATAAACTTCCGATATATCTTGAGATGGACGATCTTCTGGAGGAATCAGTTTCTTTCAGTAAGAGTAGGGTAATGCTAAAGTCAGGTAAGTGTTATTTGTTAAGTCAAACCGATATAGGGGACAACCTAGGGTATGTTTCTTTTATAGCAGTTAAGGCGGTTTACCCCTCAACCACAGTCGAGTCTAGAAAATATATCCAGTGGACATATTTGAATGATACCTATTATATGGGTGAACTTACGGTACTCTCAGGCAAAAGCATATCGGCGAGCGACTCTATCTATGAAGGATGGCTACTATCTAAACCCGGGGTATATTCAAATTTAGGAGGAATAGTTTTCTGTAACCCACACACAGATATAGACGTTAAATTAGAAATCTTAGTCTGCAAGTGATAAAATAGGGGCACAGATTAAATATATAGTAAAAAGTTTTTGTCCATAGCATGGATATATAAAAAGATTAAAAAAACAAAAGACCATGGATTTTATAAACCAAGTTAAAAAACTGAAAGAACTAACAAAATCACCAGAGGTTAGACAAATTTGCGAGAGTTATCTTAGCGGATCCTCTGAGATGACCGAATCACAGGTTCTTGCCGCTCTTAACGAGCAAGCTTCAGCAGAAGCAACACCAGAAATGAAAAGCCACTGGGATTCTATAAAAAATGAGCAAATGGAGGAATCTAAAAAGAGAGCTTCAGCTTTAATGGAATCTTGGGGAGGTTTAAGAGGCAATGCTTCTTTAAATAATTCTGGTTCTTATATCGGAAACGAAAAGAAAGAAGAAACTAGCAAATCTCTTTTAGAGAGCCTAAATAACTTAGAAACAAACGACAATAGCACAAGATCTTTCGTTGAAGCTCAGGGACTTAGAAACTTAGGAGTTCTTGAATCAATCGGAAAAATCAAAGGCCTTTCTATTTACGAATACCCTAAGGTTAAAATCGTTTGTGAGCAGTATGCAAATATCATTGCAAATAAGAGCGTACCAGAATTTTCAGTTATTCACAACTTCGTTGCTGAATTAGAATCTTTCAAATGGGACGTTACGGTTTTACCTATCATCGAAAATCTTAAAGAGAAGATTAATAAATTCTCGAGAGAAATAGAAGTTTCTAAAGTTTTAGAATCTATTAAACAAAGTGGAAACAACAGTTTCTATTCTGAGCTTAGTGAATCATTAAGCAACTGGCTAATTTCTGAAAGCAAATCTTCAGGTTTACTTTCTAAAGAAATCTCAAAATGGTCTTTTAATCCAGTTGTTAGAAATTTAATCAATTACTTAAATGTTAACGAGGCATCAGATTCTAGAAAATTGGAAATCCCTGTTAATGCTCAAGGAGAATCAAAAGTGGGAAGAATCTACTCACCAATCTTAATCGAGGGAGATAAAACTATCTTTGCTATCGGAAATAGCTTATTTGAAGCTCAGGGAGAATCACTAAGAAAATTAAGCACAAAAGAAGTTGGATCTGTACCAGCTGATTATATCAGTTTGGTTAACTCTGCTCTTAGACCTTATGTTAAGATCAACGAAAACGGAATCTTAATCCAATTAGGAAAGAAATATGTTAGCTTGGTAGAAGAAAATGAAGGTGTTTCAGTTTACTTAGGTAAATCTAAACTAAACTTCAGAAGCGTAGGAGAATTGGCTAAAGTATTAGGCTTAGAATCTGCTTCACACTTTGCAGTTAATGAATCTCAAGTAGTTGGTGATATCATCAATCTTTACGTAAACTTCTCTAACATCGTTGAGTTAGACTTTGCTAAAAATATAACTTCTAATATCTACGAAGGAGTTTCAGTTAACCTTATTAAATGGAACAGCGAAATTTACCTTCAAAGAATCAACGAAACATTTCTAGAATAGAAGATCAAATCAATAAGGTTGAGGGTCTAATGGAAAACAATCCTTTATATGCTTCTTCAAAGGAAATGAAATCCGCTCACGCTTTACTTAATAACGAACTTTCAGTATTAAGAGAAAAATGGAATCAGATCAATATTGAATTAAGTAAGATCGAGGATTCACCAGAATATGAAACATTGTCTGAAGATGAGAAATTCAATATTGGTGACTATATCAAAGTTAAAGAATCTGGCGAAACTGGAAAGATCATTTCAGTAGATGCTTCATCAGGAAGATATACAGTTCTTTTGGATACCGGTAAAACTTCAGATTTCCTAGTTAATGAAATCTCTGATCTAGAAGAAGCTTTAAGCCAAGCAGCAGAAAAGAATTCTGATGATAAAGGAGAAGAGGAAGAAGGCGGAGAAGTTAAAGAGTCAGAAATCTCTAGAACCCTTGAAAAATCTGGTTTAAGCTTAGAGGAGCAAAAAGCTTTATTAAAAACTTTCTCTGACGGACACGGATTCACTAAAGCACCTAAGGGAGAAGGAGACGAAATCGAGATGGAACTCGATCATATGCACGGTTACAATCTTACAGTTAACGAAGCTAAGGCTAAAGCAGATGCTATGGCTAAAGCACCAGGAAACAATAAGAAAGAAAAAGGTAAAGTGGAAGGCGAAGATGATTTAGCTGAAGGTCCAGAAACTAAGGATAAAACTGAATTTGAGGGTAAAGACGCAGATGGTAAGAACAAAGAAATCGGATACAATCTTAGAGAAGGAGTAGATGCTAATTTAGTAGAAGCACCGGAAAAAGGTAAAGCTGCTAAGGAGACAAAACATGTAACATCTTTAGATAAATTCATGAATTTAGCGGAAGCCCCAGGATCAGAAGGTGATATAGATTTCGAAGTAAATGATGAGATGGGTTACAACCTAGACGAATCTGACGATTTAAAAAAAAACTAAGTCGTAACTTCTATTTCGCTCCGAAATTTGATAGTCAGAAGACTCCAGGAAAAGAATTTGTTGATTCGTCTGCAGGTAAATTAAGCAAGGCACCAACAGGTAAGGAACAAGAGGAACAAGAGGAAGAATCTGATTCTAAGGAAGACTCTAAATAATATAAAAAAATAACTGAGAACGTAGCTTTTTAAGCTACGTTCTCTTTTTTTTGAAATATTTCTATTTTTTTCGACTAGAAAGAAATGACCAACCTTCAAAATAATAAAGAATTAATGGCAAAAGACTATGTTAGAAATAGTGATCTTATCGTCGCTGTTATAGAATCGAAAAAAGCGGGTAAACTTACCCCTGAGACTATAAGAATGTTTACCCTAATGATCCAGGGTATATCCAAAAAAATGGCCTATAAAGATCCAGAGGACAAAGAGGATTGCATGGCTTTTGCTATGGAAGATCTTTGTAAATATTGGGATAGATTCAATCCAGAAAAATCCAACAATCCCTTTGCTTACTTTACCCAGATAGCAAAGAATGGATTTGCAAAGGGATGGAAAAAATTACACCCACCAAAAAGTCCTAAAACTATCCCATTCAGCTACATAACAGGTGACGATAATTCGTATAACGTATAAAAGTTATCATGACGGATATAAAAAAAGTAAAACCTAATGGGGATTACAAATCCGGAAAATTTGAACCCTCTAACCCAGATAAGTATATTGGAGATATCCACAACATAATATACAGATCTTCCTGGGAATATCGATTCTGTGTTTATTGCGATACTAATGAATCCATAATGAAATGGAGTTCTGAACCTATAGCTATCAAGTACATCAATCCTCTGGACAAAAAGGAACATGATTACAATGTAGATTTTTATATAAAAGTTCTAAAAGAGTCTGGCGAAGAACAACAGTGGATAATAGAGATCAAGCCGGAGAGGCAGACTCAAAAGCCCATTTATGAGGGTACTATGACCCTTGCTAAGCTAAAATCATATAATCACAACATGCAGGTTTGGATAACGAACCAAGCAAAATTCAAAGCAGCTAAAGAATGGGCTGAGAAAAGAGGATTTAGATTCGGTGTGGTCGATGAAAAATTCCTATTTAAAAGTAAATGAAATATTCAGAATCTGTATTACAATACAAGAAAGAATTCAACAGTATTGCAGAGCTAGTAAAGAATACTGATGATGTGTTTTCCGAGAAATATTTCTCCGGAGGAAATTCAGAGAAGAGTTTTTCCCCTCCTTTTATACCAGGAGAAATATATGCCTTTCCCTATCCCACTGACAGCGAGTTGTCAGATAAGAGAAAGTTTATAGACAGAAATCCTATAGTATTATGCACAGATTCTTACCCGACACCGGAAAATGGTGTGATATTAAGAGGTATCGATCTTGTCGTAACACCTCCGGAGTATAGAATGAAAATAGTGGGAAAGGTTTATGATAACTTTTCTTCCATGATAGAAAAAAATCAGAATTACTATACAAAAGGAGGAGCTATATCTCCCTTGCCTTTAACTAATATCAATCTTAAGAATATGCTTGCTAATACCGGATATGAGTTTTCTCTATTTGGATTCAAGACAAGGTTCATCAGAGAAATACATGTTTTGGACTTAGAAGACTGGTATAAATTACCTTATCTGAGAAGGGGCGATGTAGAGGGCTTAGATCTGCAGGGGATATATAAGGAATACCAATCGAAATTAATTTAAGTTTTGATAGTAGAATAACTAAAACATACTAAATGGCCGGTTTTGTAGACAATAATGATCCATCTCAATCCCCTGTTATACAGAGGATCAGGGAATCAGTGAGGAAACTGAGTACTTTTGGTATGAAGTATGATGACATGGTCATCAGAAATTCACAAGCTGTTGGTGTTACTGAGGCTGCTTTTTTAAATAAGAACAAAGCTAATGTAGAGGACGAAAGCATGCTTTGGACCTTAGCAAAGCAGGATATCACAACAAAGCAGTTCATTTCATATTTCGATAAAGACTATAAGGGCAAAAGGGATTATCTAAGAAAATTCTCGCTTAATCCCGAGATAGAATGGGTTCTAGATACGATATGTGACGAAGCCATTTCTTACGATCCCGCTAATTTCTTTGCATACCCGGATTTCATAGATCTTTCAGACATAAATGAAAAGCTAAAAGAGGATCTTTATGAGAATTATAAAAAGCTTTATGACATCTGGGGATTTACCGACGACATTACTGGATGGCAGTACTTTAGACAATTTTTAGTTGACGGATTTTTATGCTTTGAGATAATCTACGATAACGAGGGTAAATATATCATAGGATTTAAAGAATTGGATCCTGTTACTATAATACCGAGTGTAGAGAAACAGGTAGACGGAACTTTTGTTAATACCTGGACCCAATTCCCACAAGACCCGAAAAGGAGAAGAATACTTTACGATCCGCAGATAATCTATATTTCTTATGCTAAAGGAAATGCAATCTCTAGGGTAAGTTATATCGAGAGGCTAATTAGACCGTATAACATTCTGAGAATTATAGAATACACTAGAGTTATCTGGTCTGTTATGAATTCATCTTTTAGATTAAAGATGACAGTTCCTATCGGTACTAAATCACCTCAAAAGGGTATGCAAACCTTGGGTGAACTTATGAGTATCTATAAGGAGGATGTCCAGCTTAATGATGAGAGCGGGGAATTACTAATTGACGGTAAACCTAAGATCCAGTTTTATAAAAACTATCTTATGCCCTCTGGTGTTAATGGTACGCCTACCATAGAACCTGTTACCACTGAGGGACCTAATCTAAATGATCCTGCACCTTTGTCTTACTTCTTTGATAAGTTCGTGCAAGAATCTAAAGTTCCGCCTTCAAGGTTTCACACTCCAGACGGTGGAAACACTTCTCCATATTCAAACGGAGCGGAAGGATTAGATAAGGAAGAAATAAGATTTGCTAAGTTTGTAGAAAGACTTAGATCAATTTTCCAGGAGATATTAACAAAGCCACTTTGGATTCAAATGGCTAAAAAATATCCTAACCTGGAGAAGGACTTCTTATTTAAGAGCCAATTGGGACTAGATTATTTCTCTGATAATCCATTTAAGCTCAATCAGGAGATGGATGTTATTAATAAAAGGAAAGAATCTGTTACTGCTATGGCAGGATTACTCGGAGACGAAGAGAAGCCATATTTCTCTACCGCTTTCCTTATTGAGACTTTCCTTGGTATGTCCAGACAGGATATAATAGCAAATAAGGAAGCCATGGAGAGAAAAGCTAAGGAGAAGGAAAAAGCAGAGAAGAAAGAAGGTGGAGAAGAAGGCGGGGAAGAAAAAGAAGGGGAAGCACCAGAAGTAACACTATAAAAATAAGAGATGGCAGGATTTTTAGATTTTTTAAGACCTAACGAGTCAGCTTTAGGTAACATACTGAGAAGCCTTGGTAAAGTATCCAAGTTCGGTATGCAGTATGATGACATGGTCGTTAGAAATTCTCAGGCCGTAGGTAAAACAGAAAGTTATTTCTTTAATCAGCAAGGAACTGGATTTACCCAGGATGACGCTTTTTACTGGACAGCTTCTTACCAGGATACCAAGGTAAGAAAATACATCGCATACTTCGATAAGGACTATGTAGAAAAAAGAAACTTCTTAAGAAAATTTTCACTAAATGGAGAAATTGAATTTATTATTGATACGATTACAGACGAATCTATCACTTATGACGATAGAAATTATTTTGCTAATCCTTCTTTCCTTAATTTAGATCTAAAGGAGAAGGTATTAAATAAGATATCTCTACATTATAATAGGCTGTACAATATATTTGGGTTCCAAAATTCCGTACTTGCTTGGCAGTATTTCAAACAATTTTTAATTGACGGATTTCTCGCATTTGAGATTATCTATGACAACAAAGGAAAAGAGATAATCGGATTTAAAGAGCTTGATCCATCTTCTCTACAACCCGCTGTTGAAAAGATAGGGGAAAATGAATACCAACAATTTTGGATTCAGTATCCAAAAAATCCTCAAATGACTAGGAAACTAACAAATGAGCAAATCATTTATATTTCTTATGCTAAGGGTAATAGCGTATCTAGGGTTAGCTATATAGAAAGACTCGTTAGATCCTACAACATTCTAAGAATCATGGAGAATTCCAGAATCATCTGGAATGTTATGAATGCTTCTTATAGATTGAAGTTTATTATTCCTACTGGTAGCCAATCTCCTCAAAAAGCTATGCAGACTTTAGGCCAGCTAATGTCTAACTACAAGGAGGATATTACCATTAATGACGCTTCAGGTGAATTAACGGTAAATGGAAGACCTAAGGTTCAGTTTTATAAAAACTATCTATTTCCTGAACAGAATGGTCAATCACCTCAGATAGAATCATTAAATCCTAATGGTCCGGATTTTAATGTTATGGATAATGTTCTTTATTTCTATAACAAGTTAAAAATGGATTCCAAAATACCTTATGCTAGATTTGCTTCAAGGGCTGCTGGTCCTGTTAATTATCAGATAGGTATAGATCAGTTGGAAAGAGACGAGATAAGGTTTGAGAAATTCCTAAGAAGATTAAGATCTATTTTCCAGGAGATACTTGTCAAGCCCCTTTATATTCAAATGTGCTTAGATTTTCCTGAGTTGTCAAGAGATAGAAGCTTTAAAGCAAATCTGGGATTGGATTTTCACAGAGAAAGTGAGTTTGAAGAAATGGTTCAACTTACCAACTTTACTAAGAGAAGCGAATTCATAAAAGGCTTAGGCGAGCTTAAAGTTAAGGTCGGAGAGGAAGAGAAAGCATACTTTGATAATGATTATCTTATACAAAGATTCCTTGGGTTAACTCCGGATCAAATAGCTACAAACGAAAGCTATTTGAAAAAAGAAGCAAAAGCTGCTCCTAAGAAAGAGGAAGGCGGAGCTGAAGGCGAGGCCGCTCCAGCGGAGGGCGAGGGCGAAGGAGAAGCTCCGGAGGTAACTCTATAATTCCGTAATCCATCGTTTATTTGACTTATAGGCACTCTTTATAATTTATTAATCAAACATATGCAATTTACCGCAGGTTTCAAAATAGGGCGGTTAAAATAGCAAAAGGAAGGGTTTAAATGCTTCTAACAATTTGTCCTTAATATTTTTTTTAACCGGGATCATTTCTTATATTTGCAGAAAAATAATAAGAAATGGTATTCGATGAAATGGTAAACAACATCAAGATTCTTAAAGTTTTAGAATCTTTGACCGGCGAGGGATCGCAAAAAGCAAAGCAATCATTAATCAAGACGTCGATCAATCCTAAAATGGAGTACATTCTCGACACTTGTTTTAACCCCTTTGTTACTACAAAGCTTCACAAGCTAAATTTCCCAGAAAAATCTAATTCAGAAAATCCCAATTTATGGGAAGATTTCAAAGATCTGGTTGAGGATCTGAAGAAAGCACCTGCTGCAAATGATTCCCTTAGATCTAGGGCAGAGGTCCTACTCGGAGCTAGGTTATCTGAGAACGAGTCAGAGGACACTGAATTGAGAAAAAACCTAATGAAAATCCTTACCAAAAGGATGAACATAGGGATTGGTGCAAAATTAATTAACAAAGCAGTAGGCAGGGAATTGATTCCTGATCCTTCTCTTATGTTGGCTACTGACGATCATAAAGTGATCGAAAAGTGGGACAAGATCTACTGTGAGGAAAAATACGATGGCGTACGTGTAATAGCTATCTACAAGAATGGTGAAATCACATACTTTACTCGTGCATTCAACGAACTTGATGCTACTTGCTTTCCGAAGATAACTTTCGATTTAAAACTCTGCATGATAAACTCTGGACTATCAGGTAACTGGTTTTTCGATGGAGAATTAACCGATTTGAACAGAAAATCCGTTAGCGGTAAAGTAACACAAATTCTTAAAGGTACGGCAAGCGATAAAATCGAAAGCGGATTTCTTTTTAATGTTTTCGATTTTGATGAACTCATTACTCTAGATAAGGGAAGCGGGGTTCTAGAATATGTTGATCGTAGAGATACGTTAGAAAAAATCACTAGCGGATTATCGGAGGATTCTCCGGTGAAGCTTGCTCAAATGTGGGAATTGTCAGATCCTTCTGAAATCACTGCCATCTATAAAAAAATAGTAGATATTGGCGGCGAAGGAGTTATCTGCAAGGATAACGGAGTTTATGAATGCAAGAGATCTAAATCTTGGGTTAAATTCAAGGAAGTTAACGAGTGCGATCTTGAAATAACTGGATGGTATCCAGGAGAGGGAAAAAGAGAGGGTCTTATCGGAGGATTTATTTGCACAGACCTTTCAAAAACACTTAATGTTAAGATTGGATCTGGTTTCAATGATAACGATCTTAAGGAACTTAGTAAAGATCCGGATTCACACATCGGAAAGATTGCAGCAATACAATACAACGTAACGATCACGGATAAACACGAGAACAGATCTTTATTCTTGCCTCGATTTGTCGAGGTTCGTCACGATAAAAATTCTGCTGATGATCTTTCTAGTAAATTTTAAGAAACAACTTCTTTTTTTAACTCTAGAAATAATATGATACAAGAACTCTTAACAGAAAAACTACGCCCAAAGGAGCTTAGACATATGATACTTCCGCAGAGGATATCTAAGATATTCGAGAACGGTCTAGGTCATAATGTCTTATTAAGCGGACCCCCAGGATGTGGCAAAACTACACTGGCTAAAATATTAGCAACAGGATATCCTAGCATATTCATAAATGTCTCTGATGAAAGCTCGGTAGAAACGATACGGGTAAAAATAAATGACTTCTGTTCCACCATATCCGTGATGGACGGTAAATCATCTAAGAAGATTGTCATTTTAGATGAGTTTGACGGAGCTTCGGATCAATTCTATAAAGCACTAAGGGGAACAATCGAAAAGTTCGCCAGCAACGCTAGATTCATTGCTACGTGCAACTATATCAACAAGGTTCCGGATGCAATCCAAAGTAGATTCGAAGTTATAGATTTCAATCCAGTAAACAGTGACGAAGAAAATGCTCTTAAGTCAGAATGGAATAGGAGAATTGGTTTAATTCTAGGTAAAATTGGAATAACCATAGATTCAGATTCGCTGAACGAGTTTCAGAAGAATTATTATCCCGATTTCAGATCAGCTTTGAATAAGATTCAGACCTGGATGATAGAGGGAGTTAAAAATGTAGATTCCGCTAAGATTAACGAGCTAGGTTGGTCTTATGAAGATCTTTATACCCTTATAACCACTTCTAAGGATCCAGTGAAAAACTACCAGAGTATCGCAGGAGAATACCAAGGAAAGGTTGACGAAGTTATGTCAGCTCTGGGTGAAGAGTTTATAAACTGGATAATTAACAACAAGCCGGAATTGAAGAAAATAATCCCAGCAGTAATCGTATTAGTTGCAGATCACCAAGCTCAGAGAACCCAGGTTATTGATCCTATGGTTTCTTTATTGTCTCTAGTTTTTCAAATACAGAAACTAACGGATTAATATGAATGACAGCTGGAGGAGAATAATCATAGCAGGTAAAGGTGGTTCGGGGAAGGATCACCTAGTTAAGCAATTGAGGGTGGAAGGCTTAATCTATTCGGTCTCTCACACATCCAGACCCCCGAGAGAAGGAGAATTCAATGGCGTTGATTATTACTTCGTTACTTACGAAGAAGCCATTGAAAGAGCCAACGGGGGAGATTTTTATGAATGGGTAGAATTTAACAAGTGGTTCTATGGAACATCTATGGATGAATTCTATAGAGCAAATCTTTTTATCATGACACCCACAGGAATATCAAAACTAAAACCAGAGGACAGAAAAGAATCCTTTATAATATTCATCGATATTGACGAAAGCATTTTAAGGGAAAGATTAATGGGGAGAAGAGATGCAGACAAAGCGGAAAGAAGAATTGAAGCTGATAGAGAAGATTTTAAAAACTTTTCTGATTTTGACTGTATAATAACAAACCCCAATTTTACAGTAAACGAGGTAATGGAAAAAATAAGAAGAAATGATTAATATACTTATAGACGGTAACTACATATTCCACAAGACCTTTGGCATATTCGCAGGATATGGATCAAATGTCGATCCAGGAAAGGTACTTAAAAGCAAATCAGATCAATCTATGTTTATTAGAAAGATTGCTACTGATCTTTGTGCTTCGTTAAAAATGCTTCCCGTTGGAGGCAGATTGATTTTCACATCAGATAGCAGAAGCTGGAGGAAGGATGTGGAAATAGAAGATGGAGGATATAAATCTGGTAGGGTGAAGGACGAAAATGTTGATTGGAGCATATTTTTTGATCTTATGCAATCGTTTGGCTCTCATCTCGAAAAAATGGGATTCATTTTTTCTAAAATCGAAGGTGCCGAGGGAGATGATCTACTTCTTTACTGGTCTCAGAAATTCAATGACGAGGGCGAAAGCTGTATTATTATAAGTGGAGATAAGGATCTACATCAGCTTGCTAGAATGAAGGGCCCGGACGTTTGGACTGCCACTTGGAATAGTAATTCTAAGAAAAATGTCCTTTCAGTCCCTACTGGATGGAAAGAGAATTGGTTAAATGAATCTAGAAGTGAAGTTAGCATTTTTAACATGAGCTCTACAATTTCTCCAGAGAAAGAAAGACTAAAAGATTTTCTTAAGAAAGTTGATATTGAAGAGATAGACAGTTTTCCTTTTATATTCAATAAAATCCTAGTTGGAGATAAAGGTGACTCTGTACCTAGTGTATGGGAATTCGAGTCTAATGGAAAGATCAGTAGATTTACACCTAAAAGTGCAGAGAAAATATATGCGATGTTTCTAGAATCCAGTTGGAGAAATCTCCCTATAAGATCACTGATAGAGGACGAGGATTTTCTGGGATGGATTTCCCCATTGATATTAAAGATAGGGAAGGGAGTAGACAGTACAGAAAACAGAGCTAAGGTTAAACACAATTTTCTTAGAAATCTCAAGTTAATGTGGCTCGATGATATGGTGATTCCTGAGAGTGTTTCTATGAACTGTAAATTGGAAACATCAAGGGGGATTAAGCTAGAAAAGAAAGCAGTAACACTTGACCGAATAAAAATATTAGAAGGAACAGAATGGATATCTACTGCAGGCCAGCCTAAAGGTTTTGATCCGTTCGAGCACTTTTTAAAATAAAATTATGCAACTTTTTGACGTCATAAAACTCATATTTAACAATAAACCTAAAGAGTGGAAATCTGTAGGTAAGATAGACAAGTCTAGGAATTTTTTTATGATTAATCGTATTATGTCTATCCAGTTTCCGATACAGGCTAATCAGTTCAATAAGTTGAAGGTAGTTCCCGCACCGGTAGTTGATTGGTGGCACGATACCTTATCTGCAAGATTTTCAAAACCACCTACTTGGTTATACACCAAAACCAAAAAAGCAGAATCGATTAAAACGGAGGAAACTAAATCTTTAGAAGCAGTAGAATCTTTTATAAGAGATAAATACAGAATATCCAAAAGGGACCTTGAAACACTTAAAAGGTTTTATCCTGATAAGTACTCTTCATGGGCATCGGACATATCCGACCAAGCGGGACTTCAAAAATAGATAATATATAAGGGATATGGCGAAGCAAAGTAATAAATTGATCGACAAGGTTATTAGCAGCTTGGATTGGGATTCCATTCTTGAGGTTAATAGATGTTTTAAAATAGGGGTAGGAGAAGGCACATCGGTCATCCCGGGATTAAAGAGGAAGGTTTTTAGTGATTCGCTTACAAAGACCGACATAAAATCAGAATTGAAGATACTTCTTAAATACGCTATCCAAAATGATATAGCTGAACTTTTTTACGGGCCTTGGATGATCTTTTGGGTAAACGGTGAATGGGTAGAAATTCAAAGAGAGGACGATGATGACGATGATGATGACGACGACCACGACACCAAAGCTGGAATCAATTTTAATTTTGATTCAAGTCTAGAAGTTATTTATTCACCACAAAGAATCCATATAGTAGGTAATTCCGATAAGAATGACCTAACACACGACGAGTCCGATGTCACTCGTTTAGAGGCTATGCTTAAGAAAGCTTTAGATTCAGAAAACTATGAACTGGCCTCAAAAATAAAAGATCTTCTAGCGCTCCAGAATGGAGAGGCCGCTGAAGATAAATAGTCTAATGAAATACATCAAATCAATAAACGAAGATTTCGGTGGCGAAAGTGGAGCATTTGGTGACACTTACGGTTACGGCGGAGCAAATGGGGTTTTAAAGATAAACTACAAGCCATTTAGTGATTTATCAGTTTCCGTAGGTACCGATCCTAATATGAAGACTGATGTAAAGGGATCTGAATACAAAATAGGAGATGTTGTAATAGCTGAGCCTCTAGATTCCAAAAGCAAAGTTACAGGAGTAATAGTTAGATCTTTCAGAAAACCTGATAATATAGAGTTCAGATATTTTATCCAGGTTTATAACAAGGGTAAAAAAACTGAGAGAGTAATAGAGGTTAAATCAGACTCTATTAAGTTTGCTGAAGGTGGCGAACACGGAAATATGGCAACTGTAACTAAATACAAAAATAGCGAGATTGCAGACAAGAGCTATAATTCTAAGACAGTTTACAATTCATCCGAATTAGGCCTAGAAACAACTGGGGGCTAATTTTACGGAAACTTAAAGACCTTTTATCAGTACAATCTTAAAAAGGATTAGATGATATCAGGACAAACTCCACCAAAAATATCTTATATAGGACCTCACACAGAATCTGGTGATTTGAGGTCTCAGATAAATTCATACGAGGAGATGCTTTATGTCATTTTAAATAACATAAAGCTTAATATAGAAATCGACATAAAGATCACATGCATTGATGTATGTGATTTTTCATATTCGCCAAATTTCTTTAGAGAGGTTATAGAGGAGGAATCTGAAAAGATCTCTTCCATTATAGATGAGATAAATTCATTCATTGCTAAAAACGATGTAAAGATACTCTTTTCTGTTAATAGAGAATATTTTCTAGGCACCCAATTGGAAAACGTAAAGAGCTCAACACTAGTTCTCTTTTCTAGATTGTCTGAGATTCTTGATCTCATAGGTGTAAACTATCCTTCTATAATGGTCAGGGTTGGCTCAGCATACGTGAATAGAAGAAATACTATGGATCTATTTTGTGAAAGACTTTCAGATCTGGATCAGTGTGTTATAGACAAACTTTGTGTTATGAATGACGACAAGCCTAGCTTATTTTCTGTTACCGATCTTCTGTCCGGGATATACTACAAGGCAGGGATACCAATTTGCTTTAGACTTCTACCCCACCAATTTAACGACGGAGGATTGAGCATAAGAGAAGCTTTGTTTCTTTCCTGTTCTACCTGGAAGGCAGGACAGAAACCCTTCTTCATTCATTCAGAATCTTTAGAATGTGATGAAATTGGATACCCGCTCACTTCAAAGACTTCGGAATATCTTAAAAGCAGAATACCAACTTTTGGATTGGATATAGACGTGATAATAGATTCCCCAGCAAGAGAGGATTCGTGTCTAAAATATAGAATGGATTATAGAGGACTTCCTCCTATAGTAATAAACAAAAACTCTAAGAAATAATTTTTTATTTCGCGATATTGTATTATCTTTGTAAAAAATAAAGAATGTTCACTAAGGAATCTATTTATAAGTACCTGTATTTTGACGTTGAAACTGCAGGCCTTTACCCCTCGTTAGAGGTAATGCACGATGAAAATCATAGATTATGGGAGCTCTGGAAAAAGAGAGAAGATTATTATAAGGGAGCTTATCCCACTTTGGCTTCTGCTTCTTCCGAGGAAATCTATAAACAAAAAGGAGGTCTGGAACCAGAATTTTCTAGAGTTGTTTGTGTTTCCTTCGGATCCTTTACTGACGATGGACAAGAAAGATTTGCATCGTTTTACGGCGAGGATGAGCATGATATTCTGACCAAGTCAGCTAAGGTACTAAATAATGCTGCTGCCAAGAATTGGAAATTGTGTGGACACAACATTAAAGGATTTGACGTTCCGTGTTTAGGCAAAAGAATGATCTATAATGGAATAAACCCTCCGACTAATATAAGAATATGGGACAAGAAGCCATGGGAAATACCGTACGTGGATACTTCTGATATTTTTGCTTTCGGAAGCTGGACGCATCAAAAATATCTAAGTTTGGATCTTCTTTCATGTTCTCTTGGGGTAGAATCCCCTAAGCAGTTAATGGACGGATCCAAGGTAAATGATTCCTTTTGGACTGATAAAGACTATGAAGGCATTAAGAAGTACTGCGAACTGGACGTAAGCACAGTTATGGAGGTTATGCTTAAAATATGCTTTGAAAGCTAAATAAGTCATTTACGAATAACATCTAAAGCTTTTCTTTGATATATACAAGAAAAGCTTTTTTTTTGTGGGTTCAGTTTTATCTTATAAAAAATTTATTAATGCTTCACCTATCCTGGAGAGACAAGTAAACCCGTTCTATCACGACGAACTAAATCCTGTTTTCTGGACGAAGAAAATGAAGGGTGATGATGTTGAATGGTTATTTGATCAGAGGGTAAGAAAAAAGCTCCTTAGAATAGCGGACGAATTCTTTGAAAAGTTTGAGGAGATTCTTAAACAAAAGGACATAGTAGATATCCAATTAACTGGATCTCTAGCAAACTTCAACTACACTAATCTATCTGACCTTGATGTCCATGTTATCGTCAACCTCGAAGGTATAGATGACGAAAATCCCAAGATACTTAAGACCGCACTAGACGGTATAAGATTTATATGGAATCTAAGACACAACATATCAATCAGGGGATATGACGTGGAGCTATATGTGCAGGACGCAAAAGAGCCTCACGTAGCTTCTGGCCTGTTCTCCCTAATGAATAACGAATGGATAAAGAATCCGGTATTCGATCCGCCAGAGATAGATGAGATGGACGTGAACAAGAAGACAGATGCTATGGCATATGAAATAGAACAGCTCCACACGAGATTGATTGCTTCTACCGCACTTCCTCATAATGCCAAAGAGCTATATAATAGAGGTATGAAGTTAAAGGAGAAAATCATGAAGATGAGGAAAGAGGGACTTGGAAAGGAGGGTGAATTCTCAATCGGTAATTTGGCATTTAAAAAGCTCAGAAATGAAGGATATATAGAGAAATTGATAGACCTGACTTCAGAGGCTTACGATAAAATCTACAACGAAAAATAGGACAAAAATGATAATACTTTTAGCAAAGGACGGTAAATATTCTATGGGAAATGACTTCCCGATATTTACTATTCCATTAGAAATGAAAGGTGCAACCAGTCAATCTTTAGAAGATTTTCAGTGGTGGGCTTACTCAAAAGACTTTAGAGAATGGCTTAAGAAAAATCCGAGAGAGTGGGTCGCAGATTCTGAGGATATGACCAAGTATGAAGATATTTCACAGATCATCAGAGAATCTAAAGGCGGGAGTGGTTATTCGTTAAACAAGGCAATCAGAGAGATAAACGAGTATATTGACCACGAAGAAAATAGAGTTTCTAATTTTTCAGACTTTTACTCTTCTGCAGTTTTTGAAGACGATTCAAAACAAAGTAATGTTAAAGAGGGAGAGGAAAAAGCGGTAAAACTGGCGTTCTCATATAATAAACTTCTATCTGACGGTAAGTTGGATAAGGAATATTCCGTTATAGATCAAAAACCTGGTCAGGATAAAGCAGTATTTCTTTGTTTAGAGGATGCTGAATCAGGAGAAAATCTATTACAAACGATGGATGCCTACAAGATGGCTCCTATGGAGATTGAAAACCCTGATGCTAAATTTAGACTTTTTGAGATTAAAGATAGAATGATATCTGGACCTATACCAGACGATGCTACAGGTCCTAGTATAGCTCAAGAGGCTTTGAATAAAGGTCTTCAGTATGGAGTTTATGCAGTTGCTGCAGGAGGTATATTTGCTGGTATCAAATGGTTAGGTAGAGGCGTAGCTTTAAGACAGGCATATAAGGGACTCAAATTTTTAAGAACAGGTAAAGATGCAGCAGCAGCTGCTAGAGCGGCTAAAATCGCTAGAGACGGTACTAGACTAGCAAGAGCTGGAAAGGGAATAAAAAGTCTTTGGGGAGCGGTTAGCCCGATGAAAGCTATTGCTTTCTGGGGAAGAATTGGTAAAGCTGGTATAGAAGGAGCTAAACTTCAGAAAGCTCTTGGATCAATGGAGGGAGCAGGATTAGTTGCTAAGTCCGTTGGTATGGTTAAGGGATTCGTTACTGGTGCTAAAGCAGCAGCAGGAGCAACCAAAGCAGCAGAATGGACAAATCCTGTAGGTTGGGCACTTTTAGCTATAAATGCGATAGGTTCTACATGGAATTGGTATAGCGGTAATCAAGCACCTAGACTTGGTCAGGTGGAGGATTTTGCTAAAGATAGATTCGATCCTAAGGCTATAGATATAGGAGTTCCTATTACCATATGTTGGTCTCAGCCTGCTGGTGGATGGGGGATAGCAGTTTCTTTTCTCTGGACAAATGAAACCAGAACCACTATGGAACTTATTAAGGTTGCTGAAAGAGGTGGTAAATCAATATTCATATTGACCCAAATAAACGCTAAAGAAATTCAGAAACAAATAGCTGAATATGATATTACCCTTATAGCTTTTGATAATAGCGACGTGATTGAGACCGGATTGATTGATAATGACGATCTTGATTTCGACATGTTTTGTAGTAAGCAAGATCTCAATTCTCTTTTCAACTATCAAGGATCTTGCGATTGGAGTTTGTTTGAGGATGAGTTCAATAATGCAAGCAGTAGTTTATTAATAAGCGATCCGAATGCACCAGATGAATACGAATTCCATTTTAGTGATTCTGAGGATAACATAATAAATGTAGTGGGTAAAAAAGTTTCTACTGAAGATTTATCCAAATATTCTGAGGATGACTTAAATAGAATATTCGGTGTTACAATTTCAAAAGAGACCGAATCTAAAATAAAAGCTGGAGCTGAAAAAGCACCAGAGGAAACTGAGGAGCCTGAAGCAGAAACAGCTGAGGTTAGCGATAGCTTAAATCATGGATGGGCTTCTGCTCTAAATGAATCTCAAGTTATAACAAGATTCTCTGATTTCAAAAAAGTAGCATATCAATTACACGAGGAAGAAGGAAACACTACAGCTAAGGGTAATCCAGAAGAGGGATCGGATGATGAGGATTCAAAATCTAGCAATATGCCAGCTTTAACCCCTGATCAGATGAGTGGACCTGCGGAGATTGCAATATACCTTGTTACAGAGAGAGATTACGCAGATCCTAAATTAAGAGGAAAATATGAGACTGGAGAATTCACTAACTTTTTATTAGATCCTAAAGACTGGGAAGCTAGAAACGGGTCACCGGTAGACATTGATCCTAATACCGATGAAATCCTGGAGGATACCGTAAGAGGTCTTTACACTTATGTCGAGAAGAAGGAAGAGGACAAACCTATCGTAAAAGACGAAGTTCAGGACGCTGACGATTCGGATAAGGATGATAAAGAAGAAAAAGATAAGATAGAAGCTAAAAAGGATGACTATTACATAACAGTTAGTCCTGAGGATGTTGAAATCAAGGACAGAAAAAGCTCAACAGTAATCAGAGATATGTCAATGGGGGGTGGAGTTAATTTATACGATACCCTATTAACCTCGCAGGAAAAAGAAGCTTTAAAGATAGAAAACTGGAAGACTGTTACCTTCGCAAAAGAACTCCGTGACAACAAAGGGGATATCATAGAAGTTAAGTTTAAGAATAAATATGCTCCTTTTGGAGACAAATCTAGAAAATATAGAGCAACAGATGGCGAAGCCTTTGAGATTGCTAAAAGATTTGTAGAACAGACTAAGGACAGGATAAAGTACGAATAAGCAGAAAAAAATAAAATTTCTGTTGATATATAAGTAACATAAAAAGTAGTAAAAAAGAGCATGCCACAACTACAATCATTAAACGAAAATATGGTATTCATCCTTGAGAGACAGAATTCCATACTAGAAGCGAAAAAGTCAGAATCTGACGATTACGTTCTAGAAGGTATTGCTGCTGTTTTCGGGCAAGAGAACAACAACAATAGAATATACGAGGAGAAGGAATATTTACCGCACCTTGAATATTTGAAGGATAAGATCTCACAGAATAGACTGGTTGGTGAATTAGATCACCCAGAGAAATTCGATGTGTCTCTTAAGAACATCTCTCACATCATAACAGATCTTAACTACGATAAAGGTAACAGAGAGCTTAAGATTAAGGTTAAACTTTTAGATACCCCAGCGGGTAGAATAGCTAAGAACTTAGTTGATGCTGGAGTTCCTCTTTCTATTTCTTCAAGAGCAGCTGGTTCAGTAGGTAATGATAAAAAGGTGGCAATTAAGAAAATTTTTACTTACGATCTAGTAGCTGATCCTGGATTTAAGGACGCACAACTTGAAAGAGTGTATGAAAGCCAAGGGTTTACATCTCAAGAATTCGAAGCAATGAAAAATAATAGCATATTAAATAGCTTAGAATGCTTAAATGAATCTTTAGGTATCGAAAAAGAATCTTCACTGAAGATATATAAAGTTGAAAATAACGAAGAATTCAACAAAATCGTGAATAAATCAGATAATAAAAATAAATCAGTCCTTATGGAGAACAATGAATTTGTTACTGCGGAGGAGCTTAATCAGTATTCAGTCTTCTTGAAAAAAGAAATGGATTCGATGAAAGCCGCTATCGCAGAGGCTAAAAATCAAAAAGCATCGCTAACTGAATCTGAAGATTTAAGTAAAGCTAATGAAGCTCTTGAAGAAAGAGTTGCTAAGCTTGAAAAATATGCAGAGTATTTAGCTGAGAATCTAGAAAATTCTATTAAATACGGTGAGTATTTAGCAGAAAACTTGGACAGCACTATCAACTACAGTAAATATTTAGCAGAAAACTTAGACAAGAATATTTCTTATTCTAAGTACTTAGCTGAAAACGTAGATAAGTCTATCTCTTATTCCGAGTATGTTGCTGAAAGCGTTGACAAGAACATCGAGTACTCTAAATACTTAGCAGAAAAATTGGATCAAAATATTCAATACTCAGAGTACTTAGCAGAAAACGTAGATAAAGGAATCGCTTATTCTGAATATCTTGGAGAAAACTTAGATAAAGGAATCGCTTATACTGAATACGTTGCTGAAAAACTAAACAACGGAATCGAATACACTGAATACGTTGCTGAGAATTTAAACAAGAGCATCGAGTACTCTGACTATCTTGCAGAGAACTTAAATAAAGGATTAGACTATTCTGAGTATCTTGCAGAGAAATTAAACAGAGGAATTGCTTATAGCGAATACATCGCTGAGTCAGTTTCTACTAAAATTCCATCTAATGGTACTGGAGTATTAAAAGAGAGTGTAAATCTATCTGCAGAAGCAGGTCTTAATGAATCTGGCTTTGCTGGAAACTATGATAACCTAACTTCACAGATTGATTCATTAATAGAATCGGTTAAGACACAAAAAACCGCTTCAAACATCAACGAAGCTGCTAAAGCAGTAAACCCAGCCGAAACACAGAAGGCTAACGAAACAGCTCTTAACGAGTCAGAGAACACAACTAAAACAGGTCTTAAGTTTATTGACGAAATGCCAGCAGAATATGCTCCGGTATGGGAATCTTTATCAGAAGGACACCAAGCATCTATTGTTGCTCAGTCACACTTCTATAATTTAGATACTCCTTACCAGATCAAAAATTTCTGGTCAACTCGTCAGCTTGGAGCTAAACCAGTTGGAGTACAAAAACTTGATGAGAGTGAAAATGTAGCCGAGACTGCAAAAACACAAGCATATTCTTCAGATTACATGAATTATATCGCTTCTGCACTTGAGCAAAAATTTCAAAAAAGATAAATAAATAAAAAAAACAACTAAAATCATGAAATTGATTAACGAACAAGAAATCTATGAAACTTGGTCACCTCTTATCGAGAGCAAGGCTGGTATCACAGATGAAAGCAAAAAAGGTTGGTTGACTAAATATTGTCATTACCATTCATTAAACGAGTCTGCTGGTGCATACAACTCATTAGGCGTTGTAAACGGTATGGGTACTGTAGCTCCTCCAGCATTCCCAGGCGCATCATTCGGTGGTGGCGCTGCTCTATCAACTGGCGCTAACGCTGGTTTCTACAACAACAGCTGGCAAGGTTCAGGAGATAAATTCCCTTCATTACTTCCATTAGCTATTCAGGTAGCTGCGAAGACTGTAGGTTTTGATATCGTTCCTGTTATCCCTATGTCAGGTCCAACTGGTATCTTATCTTACTTAGATTACGTATACGCAGGTGGTAAAGTTGCTGCTGCTGCTGCTTCTTCAGCTGCTGATCAGTTAGCTACTGCTCCTTCATTAATTAAATTCCCAGTTTACCAATCAGCAACTGGAACAGGTGTTACTGGTGCTACTGCTGGTACATTCACTGTAGGTGCTACTGCTTCTGTTGGTACTACTTTACTTTTAACTTTCGTAGGTCTATCAAGAATTGATGGTTACCCTATCTTCCAAGTTACTGGTTTAGCTTCAGGTTCTAACGTTGCTTCTTACATCAACGGTACTCCTGCACAAGTAGTTACTTCAGCAGGTGGTTCTGGTTTCTACACTGGAGCATCTTCAGTTAACTACGCTGCACAGCTAGTTAAAGCTTTAGAAGATCACATCCAAGGTTTCTCTGGTGCTGGTTTCAACAACGACCAAGCTTGGCAAGGTCCTTACGTTGATGGTACTAAAACTTACAACCCAATGTTAAGAGGTGTTGCTGAGTCTACTTACTACAACTCAATGGGTCTTTCAACTTTCACTAAATTCGTAGAAGCTGAAACTTTCCAAGTTGCTGCATCAGTTACAACTGAGCAAATCCAAGACCTTAACAAACAATTCGGTATCGACGTTATTTCAATGATCGAGAACGCATTGGTTAACGAGGTTTCTCAAGCAATCAACAAGCACATCCTTTCAAGAACATTTGCTTTAGGTTGGTCTAACCACACTCAGTTCCTTAACACTGAAAACCAAAACCTTAACTTGAACTTGATCATCGGTGGTGGTGCTGGTACTACAGCCGCTTACGTTAAGAAAGACGACACTACTCAAGCTATGACAATCCCTGCAGGTCCTGCATCAGGAGGTTATGAGAACTTATCAACTTTACAAAGAAGATTATTCTCAAGAATCCTTGCAGCTGCTAACGTGGTAGCTAACAGAGGTAGAAGAGGTCCTGCTAACTTCATCGTTACAAACGCTGCAGTTGCAAGTGCACTTCAAGATATCTCTCAGTTCACTTTCGCACCGTTCTCTAACACTTTAACTCAAAACAACGGTACTTTATACCCTGTAGGTTCGCTTGCTGGTATGACTGTATATGTTGATCAAAACATGAGCTACAATGATACAAGAGTTTGTATCGGTAGAAAAGGTGGAGACGACGAACCAGGTATCAAATTTATGCCTTACATGATGGCTGAATCTATTCAGACTATCTCTGAAGGTACAATGTCACCTAAAATCGCAGTTAAATCAAGATACGCTCTAGTAGAAGCTGGTTTCTTACCAGAAACTATGTACTTGACATTCTATGTTAACGTACCTGCTGGTGGTTTAGCTTAATCTTAACTAACCTAATAACTAAAACCCTAGGAGCAATCCTAGGGTTTTTTGTGTAGTGTGGTTAAGGAATAAAAATGCTTAGGGATATATACAGTATAAAAATATTATTGTTTAGTAATGAAGAATCTACCATCATTTAATGATTTCAAAAAATACGAGTATCTGATCGAAACTGCAAGTTCTGATCTTAGAGAAGAGTTCAACTCTTTAGAAACAGCAGAACCTAATCACACAGTAAATGAGGGAATTTTTGGGGATTACATCAAAAATTCACTTTCTAAATTTTTCTTAGGATCATTATCTAGCGTTGGCATGATAGACAAGGCTAGAAAGATCTTGGTTGAACTTGAAATAGACGGGATCGAAAAAAAAGCAGCCTTTGAGGAGTCTGTTGATAAACTAGAATCCCAAATAGATGGTTTAAGCTCTATAAACGATAAGGAAAGAATAACTGCATTAGAAAGGGATAGAGATTCAAAGATTAAGGAGTTCGAATCTTTCCTTAAATCTAATTCACTTAAGATTAAAAAAGCAAAGGATTTCATAACAAAAGCCATAGACAACAATACAAGAAGAAGAGAGTATTATGAAGCGGGAAGAGCAGACGATGAAATCGCTTTAGCTGAGCTTGAATATCAAATGGCTAAAGATAAAGCTGATGCAGAGGAGATTAAGAAATTTGAGGAAAGAATAATGAAGAAAAAGAAAGAGGCGGAGGAAAAAGCTCAAGATCTTAAGGATAAAATGGAGGATGACGAGAAATCTAAGAATCCTGAAAATGTTGAAGATTTATCAGTGGATCCGGAGGCTGAAAAGAAGAAAGTTTCTAGCAGAAAAGCTAAGGATATAATAGAGAGAAAGAAAGATCTTGAGAAAGAAATTGCTGATCTAAAAGCGGATATGGAAAGAAAAATTAATGTTTTGGAAAAGAGACTTAAATCCAATCCAGACAAGGTTAGTAAATCATATATTGAAAAAAGCAGAATAGAGTTACTTGAAATTAGCTCAGCTTTAGATGCTAAGAGAAACCTCCTTAGATTGTTCAGAAACTTGGGCAAAACCGAAGGGGATATAGAGAAAAAGCTAAGTAAAGAGCAAGAGTTTACCCAGCTAGCTAATTTAATAAATCAGGGAATAGTTGATGGCGAGGATGCTAATTCAGGAACTAAGAAAATAATTTCTGATATTTTTGTTACATCTACCGGTACTATCGATCTTGGTAAATTGAGATCAGCAAAGAATAAACTAAACGACGAATAATGACTTTAAAATTTAAAGATTGGAACAGCTTAAATGAAGCTGGCTTATTCGATCAGATTAAAAACTGGTTGAGCAGTACTTTTGGAGGGAGTATAGATGCACTTGATAAATTAGCCAACGAGTACAGATCAGCAGAACTTGAGTATGTTGAAAAGTGGGAAGATATCAATGTGGAGATCGATAAATTAGATCTCGAAAGATCCCAGACTAAAAGTGATCCCGCAGAGATTAAAAGAATAGACAGACTTATACAAAGAAATCATGAGCTGATGAATGCTCAGTCAAGATCTCACGAGAAAAAGACTGAAAGCATATTCGTTAAAGTTAGAGACGTTATCGGAGAAAATAAAAGAATTCGTTTCTATTGGGAAAAGCTGAAGACCAAGGTTGATGCTGACATCGCAGAGGAGATGTACAAAAGAGCTAAGAATTTAGCTGATTCTTCACTTTCCGGATCTTTATATGCTAAATATAAAGCTGCTGTATTAAGAGCTAAACAGAAAGACACTGATTTCAGAAACAGATACGGTAACCTCATGACTAAGGACATTGAGAATGCTGAAAGATTCAAAAAAGAAAAAACCACCAGAACAAGATCTGAAAGTGGAGAATCCGAAGCAGGAGGTGGCACAGATGCTTCTTTTGAATTTCTTTCGAAGTTACCTTTAGTAGATTTTACTAATGCAGTAAAAGATCTTTCGTCTAAGCAAGCTAAAAGCCTAGTTTCATTTCTTTTAAAAGAGAGAAATGACAGATACGTTGCAATGGATATGGAAAGAGATATTCTGAACAAAGAAGTTGAGAACGCAGAAAACAAGGATAAAGCTAGAGAATTCGCTTCTCAAAAAATTAAGGAGATCAGAGAGAAATATATGGACGAGATCAGAGATCTTAGATCTAAAATAACAATAGCAAGAAAATATGCTTAAGTTTAAGGAATTTCTGATAAAAGAAGCTGATAGCGATAAGACAAAAGTTCAGGAGATTAAAACCAACATTTCCCAGAAATTTGACGAGATAAAAGGGGCTAAAGATTCCAAGAAAAAGGGTGACTTTAATTCTGAAATTGCTAGCATAAATAAGCAAGCTTCGATATACCAGGAAATCTCTGTTTTACTCAAATCACTTTCTGCAGAAATGCAGAAATCTGAAGCGGAAGGAACTAAAGACAATATATACTAAAATTCAAATTATGAATAACAATCCATACATTTACAATCCGGTAGCGAAGACCTTATTAGAGGAATATCACACAAGACTTTTAGAAAATGAGCAGGTTGATTCTTTGCTTGTTAAAGTCTGCGATAATGCTTTAAATGCTTTTAAGATATTAACATTCGATTTAGCCCCAAAGAGAGATAGAAATCCTGATGTTATTAGACTTAAACTTTCAGATGTTGCAGATTCTAAAACTGTAAAATCATTAACCGCAAAATTAATAGATTATGCGGATGACAATGATTTGCTGGATTCTAGATTTGCTGAAACGAAAAGACTTTATTTAGACAGTCTTAAAAAATTCTGTGAGGCTTTAGATAGAGCATCGGAGATTTCTAAGTCTAAGGATGATGTTGTATTTAAGCAGTTTAAATTGTCTGCTACTAAGCTTCAAAATTCCATAGATAATATAGCTAAGCAAGCAGAGGAGGAAGCTAAAAAACTAAACGATAGTGAAGGATTTGAATATGGAGATACCTTAAATGAATCTATCTTTACCGGATATAAAAACAGGGTTGAGAATCTTAGAAAAAATCTTACCAACCTAATTAGTTCGTCAGAAGGCAAGGATCAAAAATCTGGATACGGTAAAGACTGGAAAAGAATTTTTCTGGATTTCGATGAGCAAAGAAAGATATTAGATAACACCGAAGGTGGGGATAGAAATAGAAAGTCTTTAGAGGATCTCGAAAAAAAGGTAGAGAAAGCTCAGGAAGAATTCTATAATTCTATGATCCAAACAGCAAATAGAACTTTACAGAAGTTAGAAGATGACGAGGAAGTTTACACAACTTACTCGGACGTTACTAATTTGGTTAACCAAGCATTGGATCTAATGACTAGAGCTAAGACACAATACGGATTAGCTGTTAGAATAATAAAAGACGAAAACGAAGACAGAAAGATTAAAGGAAGTGGATTGATCTTTGCCATCCAAACCGCTCTTTGTAATGGTATACCTTCGGCTGGTAAATTGATAAAATCTAAAGGAGGTCCAAATGGTAAATACGGTCCAGCAACGACTTCCGTTATTGCTACTATTCAAAAGTTAAGCGGCAATAAGAACGCTAATGGACAAATAGATCAAACTCTTTTAAAAGATATGATTTCTTCTGATTGGGTTTCCGCTAAGGATAAAAAAGCAATACAAACGGCTTTAAATACTATAGGATCTAAAATGAACGAAAGCGTTTTCGCTTCCGGCCACGTGAAGAGTATATCTGAAATGTTTTCTCCTGTGTATGAAGGAAAAATCGTTATAAACAATTCTGAATTTGAAAAAGAACTACAAGTTCAGTATAAGGCAAATTCAGCTATTTCCCATTCTTCAGGCAAGGAAGGTGAATCATCTCATTCGGGTGGAAAATCTTCTTCAGGAGTTCGCTCTTTAGCTAAAAAGCTTAGACAGAATTATAATATAAAGGTGGAGTCTGACGATTTCGTTAAACAGGACGGATCTCTTAAATCTTCTTATAATACGGAATTCATAAAAGATTGGAATGCAGCTTTAGATAAAGCGAGTCCTGCTGAGGAATTCTCTTACTTCTTTGCAAATGGAGCAGTTTATAACATCAATCTAGCTTCGTCTTCTTTAAAAACTCCTTGTAACTGGACTAAGTGGGCAGAGACCAGACAGATTAAAACTTTAGGTAACGAGGACGCTACTGAATTCCTTAGAAATTATCTTAAGGGATGGACAACATTTGGTATGATCAGACCACAGTGGAGATATGATGGTATTAAATCATTACTCAAAAAGAATTCTAATAATGACGATTTAGATTTATCAGGTCCTTTTGAAATGATGGAATCCACTATCAAAAACAGGGAAATTCCTTTTGTTGACTATGACAATCTTAAGGGAGACGTATCTAGAGCATTTAATATAGCTCTGCAGAAGAGTGACAAAAATCCAGATTTGGGTAAAGAGGAATTCGTCGCAATTAACAACTTTCTTATCATGATAGCTAACTGCGTTACATTCGACGGAAGTAAATTCATAAGCTGTATAAAATGGATCAATGACAACGTACTAGGAGCATCTACAGCTAAAAGAATCTCTAAAGATAGTATATTCGGTCTAACTGAGGATGATTCAGATACTGGACCACTTTGAACTTACGAGGGATCAAAAATTATTGTAGGTGAATATGATAACATCAAAAAGAGAAAGACCACATCAAAAAGACAGATGTCTTCTGCTCTTGACGGAATGGGTATTCTTGCTGAAATGAAGGGATCTGAAAGTGGTATAAAAAGCATACTTGGAAACAATTGTTATTACATAGCTGCTGACATTTACCCTAGCATAGCAACCCATGTTAAGAGAATGAATGCTACTGAATTTAGCGAGGTTCCCCAACAAGCACCTTTTAAATGCGTCAATACCGACACTAAATAATACTAAACCCCAATCTAAAAAGATTGGGGTTTTTCGTGGCCTTTCCGTACTAATTTATTATATTTGCTAAGTGGAACATGTATTGTGTTCCGCTATAGAAAGAAATATATGGTATACGTATTCGAAGGTCCCAGAAATTCAGGCAAGACATTTTTATCCGAGTTCATCTCGGACTCCTTTCATATACCGAGATTCCAGTTTAAATTTGCAAACTTTTTTAAAGATCTAAATTTAAAAAGTGTGGATAGCAAGGAAGCACATGCATTCTCTCTAGGAAAAGAGTTTATGCTTATGCAGCTGGCTAAGGATCTTGAACACGAGTCTTTTATTCACGACAGAGGAATATTGACTGTTTTGGTTTGGGGATTACTTGAGGGTAGAATCACGGAAGATGAAGCTAGAGATCAGATAGAAATATTGAAGAAGTATTCTTTGTTGGATCAAATAACAATAATCTACATTCAGGGCAATAACCCTGATAAGTCTGATAGAGATAAGGATCAATGGGATCACATCGATGGTGATCCTAGAGAAAGAGAAACCTACGTAAAGGTGATATCAATGTTCCAAGAAGCTGGTCTCGATAGAATATGGGTATTTATAAACGGATTTGATGATCAATCAGTGAGCAACATAGGTTCAATGTTTGAAGATATACTTTTTAATTAAAAATATGTGCGGAATATTATTAACAACTAGGGCAGAAAAAAATCCCAACATTTTAGACACGATAAAGCATAGAGGTATAGAGAGATCTATTGAAGAACTTGATAACGTTACCCTTTGTCATCATAGGCTACCTATTCAAACTTTAGATGGTGATGACTGGATTCAGCCAAGAGAGATATCTCCTGGAGTTTATTTAATGTTCAATGGCGAGATTTTTAACTATGATCAGAACCTATATACTTCTGACACAGAATACTTGTGTAGCTTATTCTCCGGGTACAAAGGAGGTAATTTAGAATTCTTTGCTGCCACATATACCCCGCACATTCAAACTTGGGATGGATTTTGGGCTATAGTTATCTATGACTCCAATAACG